TTTTGCTTTTGGCTGTGGCACTTTTCATGTGCGCACTTGGTGTTACTGCGGAAAATGAATATGACGACCGTAAAAACAAAAAAATCAGCCGTGCAACACATCATACCAACAAATGGAGGAATGCAGAATGAACGAAATGTACGATTGCTCCGGCTGTTTTGATCGGTTCGGTGGCGTGGTTGAGCCGCCCGATGACTACTACTTCGCACCCAGAGCGGACGAAGAACCTGAATGGCAGCGGCCAGATGAAGCGGATACCGTGTGCTGGGGAGATTGATTTTGTACAGCCATATTAAGCCAAAGTAAGAACAATGAAGCCCAATGAAGCCGAAGAAAGGAAAGAAAAATGGCAGTATTAGTAATGGTCTACGGTCACTCCGGCAGCGGTAAGTCCGCTTCGCTTCGGAACTTTGACCCGGAACAGGTTGCAGTCATCAACGTGCTTGGCAAGCCGCTGCCGTTCCGCAACAACATGAAAACCTATATCACCAACGACTACGGCAAGATTGATGCCGCAATCCACAGCACCAAGCGTAAGTCCATCGTCATTGACGATGCCACCTACCTTATGACTGGCGAGTTCATGCGGAACGCAAAGGTCGCTGGATACCAGAAGTTTACCGACATGGCAGCCAACTTCAACGCTCTGCTGATGCGGGCAAAGGAACTGCCGGACGATGTTGTGGTCTACTTTTTCGGTCACAGCGAGCGTGACGGAGACGGTGGCGAGAAGTTTAAAACCATCGGAAAGCTACTGGACGAAAAGGTCTGCGTGGAAGGGTACTTTACCATCGTTCTGAAAACCGTTGTGCAGGATGGGCGATACCTGTTCAGCACTCGCAATGATGGGATGGACACCGTGAAAACCCCCCTTGGGATGTTCAACGATGCGCTGATCGAGAACGACCTCGCCACCGTAGACAAGACCATCCGTGAGTATTACAACATCCCGGTTCAGCCGGATAACAAAGGAGAGTAACAGATGAAGAACATCAACTGGAATGACGTACAGGAAGCCACCGAACGCCGTGCCCTGCCTGTTGGCGGCTATGTTGCCGGTATCTGCAAGGCAACGGACGAACCCGCAAAGGAACGCCTGAACATCGAGTGGGAAATCACAGAGGGCGAGTTCAAGGGCTACTGGCGTGAGCAGACCGCTTCCCTTATCGAGTGCGGCAAGCTGAACCCGGGCGAATGGGCATGGGGCGGCAAGACCATCAAGAGCTACAAAGAGAAGGCGCTGCCGTTCTTCAAGGGATTTATCACCGCTGTGGAGCAGTCCAATCCCGGCTACAAGTTCAACAACGATGAAAAGACCCTGCGTGGCAAGCTGGTCGGCGTGGTTCTCCGCGAGGAAGAGTACATGGGCAACGATGGCAACGTCAAGACGAAGCTTGTCGTTGACCGCTTCACCAGCGTGGACAAGATTCGTTCCGGCGACTATGAGGTCAGACAGAAGAAAACGCTGGCTGGTGGGTCTGGCTCTGGCTACTCGCAGGGCGGGAACGATGACTTCTCTGTGATTGAAGAGCCGGATGGTTCGCTGCCATTCTGACCTGTAAGGCATTGACCGCCTACCTTATATAAGAGCTGCGCTATCTGGCTAAACGGGCGTTTGGAAAGATGAAGCACTTGGGCGACATTGCAAAGATTCACGGAGACCAGATAGAACCTGTGGATTGCATCACGTTCGGCAGTCCGTGCCAGGATTTGTCCATTGCGGGACGCAGGGCGGGACTTGCGGGAGAACGATCCGGGTTGTTCATGGAAGCGGTTCGAATCATAAAAGAAATGAGGGCAGCAACCAATGGAATGTATCCAACTTTCGCTATTTGGGAAAACGTACCAGGGGTCTTTTCCAGCAACAACGGAGAAGATTTCAGAGCCGTGCTGGAAGAACTTGCCCGCGTGGAACAACCAGACGCTTCAATTCCTAGACCTTCGAGTAGAAAGGGCAGATGGAGCAAAGCCGGAGCAATCTCAGGAGACGGATGGAGCTTGGCTTGGAGACAGCTCGACAGTCAATATTTCGGAGTGGCCCAGCGTAGAAAACGTATCGCTCTTATCATCGACCTTGGAGGCCAACGCGCCGGAGAAATATTATTTGAGCGCACGAGCCTGTCAAGGTATCCTGATCCGTGCATCCCGACGTGGAAAGAAATTGCCGGACTTGCTGCAAACCGCCCTGCTGGAAATGATCGAATGGTGGGAGCCGGGCGCGGCCGCAAAGGCGATGGAGATGCTGATTGCAGAAGAACAGAAACGGATAAGACGAGAGAAGCTGACTGCTCTGAACGAGAGGAAGGAACGGATAAGAGAGAAAGCAGAGAAGCAGCTGCGTACTCTCTTAAAATCCGCTCTGGCTGTGCCGGAGGAGGAAAGGGCGCACTTGTGCAAACAGAAAAAGTCGGAACGCTATCGACGCTCCAAGACCAGACGCTTTTCCAAGCGATTCCCGTCTTAAATGACCAAGGCGGAGGGGCGATGAGCGTGTCCTATAACATGACGGGGACATTGCGAGCAGCGGAACACGGACACCAACCTATCGTGTTTGAAAGCAATGCACAACCGATAGTCTTGGAAAGTAACCAAGTCCATGCAACGGTTTCACAGACCGGCATCTGCCCAACGCTTCCAGCAAGCATGGGTCTTGGCGGCGGGTATGTTCCAATGGTCACGGAAAGAAAAATATTTAATGCACAAGGAAATGGCGACGGCCAGATAGCGCCGATAATCACAGGCGACCACCAAAACAGAATCACAGACTACACAGCTATCGCTATCGAACGTAATACCTTCAACGAACAGTCTTTCAGCCACTATAAGGAAAGTGGAAAATGCTCAACCTTGAAAGCGAAAGCAGGAAACATCGGCAATGGCAGCGAATGCCTGGTTGCAGAGAAAAACGTCCGCTGGATTGTTCGCCGCTTGACACCTGTTGAGTGTGAACGGTTGCAGGGCTACCCGAGCGGATGGACTGACATTGGCGAGTGGACAGACACCAAAGGAAAAAAGCATAAGTCCGCTGACAGTCCACGGTACAAGGCACTCGGAAACAGCATTGCTCTACCGCAGTGGTTCTGGATTGCACAGAAGATGAAACCTTATCTGGTCAAAAATGCCACGCTAGGAAGTCTGTTCGATGGTATAGGTGGCTTCCCGCTTATCTGGCAAAAGACCTATGGAAACGGTACGGCACGATGGGCGAGCGAAGTTGATAGCTTCTGCATTGCCGTCACAAAAAGGAGATTTGGCGAAGAATGATTACCTGTTGTCTCAACTGCGAATCACGCTGCACAGCTTGCCACGACACTTGCGAGAAGTACAAGGAAGAGAAGAAAGACTTCGAGGAGCGCAAGGCGTTTGTGCATGAGCTTAACAACAGCCAGAGCGTGTACCACCGCAACTACGAGGACAAGCACCGGGAACGTGGAAAAAAGCGGTTTCTCGGAAGTGAATTTAGAGGTGAACGATAAATGGGAGCTTTCATTGCAAGACAACCTAATGGTCTGCTGTGCCGGTTTTCTTCGGTGGTCGATTGCATTACCGATTACAACATGACCGAAGAAGAATATATCGAAATGTGTGCAGAAAAAGCACGAAAAGAAGCACGAGATGTTCTTGACCATTATATTGAGCCGTTTGAGATTGTTGACAGGTGCTTTTTTCCGAACAACATGACAGTGGAAGAACATAAGCGAATTATGAAGGAAATGGAAAAGCCCGCTGACAAAGCAACTCATATTCCGTGAATTTGGAGGTAAACGAGGATGAATGAATGGAAAGATATAGTGAAAAATCCACCTCACAAATGTGACGGAGATTCGATGGGAAACATTTTGGTTTGGTATAGCAATACGGAACATGCAGGAATTGTGAATATGACCCTTGCGGAGTCGTTTCCTGACAATATGCCGTTCTGGATGCCACTCCCAAAACGACCAAAGGACAACGCATGAACACCGGCAAGCAGTTTGAAGCAGACTTCAAAGCATCCGTCCCATCCGATGCGTGGTGCTACCGGCTGAAAGACAGTGCCGCCACCTACTACGGCGGCAACGAGAACCTGTCCTTTTCCATCGATAACATCTGCGACTTCCTTGTGTACCGATACCCGATGAACCACCTGTTTGAACTGAAAACCATAGAAACGCCCTCTATCCCTCTGGAAAAGGTGTTCGGTAAGTACGACAAGGCAAAGTGCAAATACCGCAAGGAAAAGCACATCACTGACATGGTGGATGCGATGGGGTACGGCGGTCAGACCGCCCATGTGATAGTAAATTACAGGGCGGTCGACCGCACCTTTGCAATCCCTGCCAGCAAGGTTCTGGCGTTCCGTTACAACGAGAGCCGCAAGAGCATCCCTTGGCAGTGGGCAGAGCAAGAGGGGATAGAGGTCAAAGCAAAAAGGTTGCGTGTCCATTGGCGGTATGACGTGGACGGGCTGCTAAAGAGATTGGAGAAAGAACATGGGAGAGGCACTTAAGTGTGATAGATGCGGAGAGACGTATCCTTTATACGAATATAACAATTTCACCGACATTGAGATGCGTGTGTGGGGTATTGGTGTTCCGTGTGACTACGAGTATCGCCTTTGCCCCTCTTGCATGGCAAAGCTGAACGACTGGCTGAAAGGAGAAAAAAGTGAGTAAAAAAGTTTCAGACATTCTGCCCAAGACAGAAATCTTGGCGCAGTTGGCAGAAGAAGCATCCGAACTGGCACAGGCTACGTTGAAGCTGCGCCGGGCGCTGGATGGTACGAATCCGACACCGAAGAGCGTTGAGGAATGTTTAGAAAATATACAAGAAGAAATGGCGGATGTTTTTGTCTGCCTAACCATGTTTGGCAAGTCCGCCGAAAGAGACGGAATCTTGATTTATAACAGGTACATGGAAAAGGTTATCAAAATCGAAGATGAAAAAGAAGCCCGCTGGCTCTCTCGCCTTGAAGCAAAGGAGCAGCCGGATGAATAAATTTGGAAACTGCCCCTTGTGTGGTAAACAGGTCAAGCCGACCAACCTCCGCAAAATCGCACGGCAGAACCAGTTGTACGGATTCCGCATGGCTCTGGATGGCATCGCTGCCACATGGGGCGCACTGATTCAGAACCTTCGGTGCGATGCAGACCTGACCGATGAACAGGTGCAGAAAATCATCCGCATCGGTGACGGGTACTGGGAGATGGTTGGGCAGTTCAAGAACGAGAACATGACACCTGACGAGTTTGCAGATTACATCACCGCAAAGTCAGAACAGATCGAAAAAGAGCTGAGAGAAAGGTGGAGCTGATGGCGCTGTTGAATAGCGAAGAAGTTGACGATACGTTATCCATGAGGATAAGAGATGATATTCGGAGGAGCATAAAATTCTCTTGTGATTTGTGTGGAACGGATATAGATGTCCTCGACACTCGATTTGCAACGATGACAGCAAATAAAGTATGGAACAAAATTATTCCTGAATGCCCGATTTGCGGGAAGAAAATTACGGTTAACAGTTGGGAGGCATTCTGAAATGTTTGAATTTGCAACTCGCTGGCTGGTCTGCCTAGTCCTGCTGGCGGTGGTAGTTCAGTCCGAACGGACAATCAAAGACATGACAGACAGCCTGTTTGAAAAGCGTCAGGCAATGCTTGTTTGGCTGTTCGCCAACGTGTGTCTAGTCGTTTGTACGGCTGTTGTGATAGGGTGGAGGTAAAATAACATGAACAGATATGACATTGAAAAGAGGATGGAAAGAAGCCGTAGAAAGTTTGCGATTCTTCAAGGCGTTGTAATCGCTTTTATTGCAGTCGCGGCAGTTTCGTCTATCGCACTTTCCATCTTTATGTATAAGGGTTTGTTTTCCGCAGACATCCCAGAATGGATGAAGTGGGCGTTTGTGTTTCTTGGGAGGTAAGCATGGACAACGAACTTTACTGCCCGATGAAGATGACCAGCAATCCGCTTGGTCGGTGCGTGTGCGAGAAAGAAAAGTGCGCTTGGTGGCGACAGTTGGACAACTGTTGTTCTATCTTGCAGATTGCACGGAAGCTAGACAACATCGAAACGAAAATGAAGAGGTGAACGAGGATGAGACTTGTTGACACAGAGGATGTTATTGATGCATTGGGGAACATGGGAGAAGAAATCGACCTAAAAGAAGCCGAAGAATGGGTTGATACGGTTCCAACCGCTATGCAGTTGTGGACAAGTGTAAAAGACGCACAACCTATTGAAAATGGGGTTTATTTTGTTGTCTACGATTTTTGGTATTGGAGAAACTGTATTAGAACAATGCAGTTCAAAGATGGGAAATGGGTCGATGATGAATACCCGGTCAAGTTTTGGATGCCAATTCCTAGAATTCCAAAAGAGGATGAATAATGAACGAACTTAACGAAAAGTACGAAATTATTTACACAGACCCACCGTGGCCGCAGAAAAAAGGAAACGTCAGAAAATGCAGACCGAATCAAGGAAAAGAACTTGATTACAAAACTCTTTCGCTTGATGATTGCTTTTCTATTCAAGACGTTTTCTTTGAAAATACAGCAGACCACCATAATGTGTTTATGTGGTGCATTGACAAGTTCTTGATGGAAGCGGAACGGCAAATGGCAAAGCGTGGCTACAAACTCCATGCGAGAATGGTTTGGGATAAAGAAAACGGCGTTGCTCCTGCTTTTACGGTTCGGTTCTCGCACGAATATCTCTTGTGGTTCTACAAGCCCGGAAAAATGCTGATGCCAAGAAAAGAAACGAGAGGTAAATACACAACGATACTTCGAGAGCCCGCTACATACCATAGTCATAAACCGCAATGCGCCTATAAAATGTTAGAGGATATGTTTCCGACAGCTAAAAAGATTGAACTATTTGCAAGAAATCATCGTGATGGATGGGACGCTTTCGGAAATCAAATTGAGGAGGTCTGATACATGTCAACACCCCCGAAGCGTGGTCGTGGCAGACCGCCGCTGACCGAAGCCGAAAAGAAAAAGCGTGAGAAGCGGGCGCAAAAAGCGAAAGAAGAAGCCGCTGCGAAGCGTGAGAAAGAGCGAGAGAAGAAGAAGCAACAGATGCTTAACAAGCGGAAATCTATCCGCTCACAGGTGAGTAAAAAGGTGAAAGAGCAACAGGAGTTAGCAATCACGAGGTCTAAGATGCTGAACACAGGCGATTTGCAGTCGAGAATCGGCGATGAAGAGGACAAGAAGGTCATCGGTATGATTGCAGCCAAATATTTTGGCGACCTTCCGAGCGTGGACATGAACAACCCGATTGAAGTGCAGCAACGCCTTGACTTCTTCTTTGACGCTTGCATTGAAGCCAGAATCTCCCCTGTGGTGGAATGGATTGCACTGGTGCTGGGCATCGAATGGGTGAGCCTGAAGCAGATTATGGCGGGCAAACGCCGTGACGACAGCTTGCAGCAGAAGTACATCTTGAAGCTGATTCTGCAAATGCAGTCCATGTGGGCGTACAACGGTATGTATGGTCAGGAGAACCCGGCAGAGTGGATTTTCCGAGCCAAGAATTATTTTGGTATGCGTGACAACGTGGAAGTCACCGTTGCGCCGCCTGAACAGCCGTTGGGTGATGCTCAGAGCGCAGAACAGCTTGCCCAGAAGTACCAGACGGCTTTGCCAAAAGGGATTGACGTGGAGTACAGAGAGGTAGCGAAAAATGAAACAACGGTTGGTTGACTTCTCCGACCCAATTCTTTCAGCGGTGCTGTTTATCTTGCTTAAAGACCGTACTACCGGCAAAAACATCATATGGGCGACAGAGCCACCGCCTGAACTAGGCGCAGGCTTTGCGGATGAAATCACGTTAGAACAAATCAAGAAGTGCCCGCCAGTGCCACGAGTTCTCAAGCGTCTGGATGAGCAGAAGCAAAGAACCAAAGCAAAAGCAGAGGTTTTCACTCCTTCTTGGGTCTGTCAAAAGATGATAGACATGGGAGAAGAAAACGGTGCGGTGCCCGATATGAAGAAAGAGCCTATCAAGTACATCCATTCAACAGTCCTTGAAATCACCTGCGGAGAAGCACCGTTCCTTGTGAACCGATACGACACGGTAACAGGCAAAAAGATTCCAGTACCAAAACGGAAAGGACTATTTGACCGCAAACTGAAATGTGTAAACAACTGGTTTGATTGGAATGTCTGGACATGGCACGATGTGGCAGAGGATGCAGCGACGACTACATACGGATATGAGTGGCAGGGTGACAGCCTGTTACTTGCAAGAGCAAATATGCTCCTGACATGGCGAGAGAACTTTAAGTGGCTGTTCGGAATAGAGCCTGACGCTGGGAAAGTTCGCAACATGGCTGCTATCATCTCATGGAACGTCTGGCAGATGGATGGTCTAAAAAAGACCGTGCCCGGCACGGATATTCCGTGCAAAATCAAAGACTGGAAAGCCGACAAAGAAATTTTGTTCAAGTACGTTGGGGAGAATGACTAATGCAAACTGACAGAGGAATCTACCACAAGCGAGTATGTGACCGCTGCGGGTTCAAGCTGGAGGGCTGGAAGTATGACGAAAACGAGCTGTTCACAGGCTGGGCATGGCGAAGGGACACTGGCGACCTGTGCCCGGAGTGTTATGCAGAGTATAAGCGAGTGATCGGGCGGTTCAACAGGGGAAAGAGAGGGAAGAGATAATGGACATTTACTGCACCGCCGAACATTGCTCTTGCATGGGAATCAAGCAGTTCTCCGCTGGCAAGGCTATCCGATGCACAGCAGAATCCTGCAAGAACAAATCCGAGCCATCCTGTGGCTCTTGCAAATGGTACGAAGAGCCGGAGGGCGTATGTGTAAACGACCAGTCAGAACACGTTGCAGACTTCGTGTGGGACGAACGTGGATGCAAGGAATGGGAGAAAAGAGAAAATGACAACTAAAGATACGTTCATCATATTTGTTCTTGGGTCAATTATAACATTATTCATTGGATCCTTTATTACGATTTTTGAAATGTTTCTTTGGAATATGACCGATAGCATTTCAATTGAATGGTCATGGAAGCATCCAGAACGCTCAACAATTATTCATGCGATAATGGTGGTGACTATAAACGTCGTTGCTTTTTGCGGTGGATTTTTGGCTGTATGGCTGGCGAAAGGATGAGAAAATGAGCTATGATATTTCACTGTGTGACCCTGTAACGCACGAACCGCTCAAAGCGGATAGTACGCATTTTATCGCAGGTGGTATGCGCGCTATGGGCGGTACAAAAGAACTGTGGCTCAACGTCACCTATAATTACAGTCACTTCTATTATCGACCGGAAGTGTTTGGTGAGGGCGGCATCCGCTCCATCTATGGTAAAACAGGCGCAGAGAGCATTCCGATGCTTGAAAAGGCTATTTCTGCACTAGGCGATGATGTAGACGATAGCGACTACTGGAATGCCACAGAGGGCAACGCCAAACGCGCTTTGTATGGTTTGCTGGCGTTTGCAAGAATGCGTCCTGACGGCGTGTGGGATGGAGATTGAAAGGAGAAAGAAAAATGTCTTTGTTTGAAATTGTACTCGGTTTTGTCTTGACGACAATGATTGGTTTTGTGTTTGTTTTACCGATTTATTTGATCGAAAAATATATAGTTCTTAGAACTTTGGACAAATACATAGACAACGTAATCTTGAAAGCCATTGCGGTTGTAGCAGTCAATGTTCTTTTCTTTCTCGTTGGGTTTGCAATCATCTTTAGCGTTTATGGTTATAAGTGTTGATAACACGATTTGAAGAAGGGACGAACAATGAAAGTCAGACCGATTGATGCAAATGCACTTAAACGTTATTTTTCCGATAGGCAGATGAAGTATGTAAGCGTGGATGAAGCTGATTACACATTCAACGCCTTGATGTTCGATGTGCTCGGAGACGTAATAACAGCTATTGAAAATGCACCAACAATCGAGGTGAAAGACAATGGCTAACACGCTTTGGCATCCAGCAAGCGAACCACCACGAGAGCGGACACAGCCTTTGTTGCTTGCGACCAAGACAACGTGGCGCGATAAAGATGGAAAAATGTTGCAAGGATTCTCACCGACAGCGTACTTTCTTGGCTGTTACGCAGACGGTCAGTTCTGGGATGAGATAGGCGAGAGACTGCCGAAAGATGTGACGGTGACGCATTGGATGGCGTTTCCGATGGTATAGGAGGACAATATGAGCGAAAACAAAGTGATTTGGCACTCCATTGAAAAAGAAGGGCTTCCGCCTAACAATTGCGATGCGGTGCTTGTTTCTATGCAACCCTTTATTGGAAACAAACCAGAAGTATTCGAGGCAGTTTGGAATGGTCGATTCTGGGCTGATGCCTACGAAGGCTACTACAATGTCGAGAAAAGCGAGTTTGGCGAAAAGTACGCACAAGTGACGCACTGGGCGTATATGCCAGAGCCACCAAAGGGGGATTGAGTATGACGAACAAGAAGTTTGGCGTCATCGTTATGGACTTGAGCCTTTTTGATTTCGGGCCGAAGCCGCCTTGCGGGCATATCAAGGCAAAACATATCCGCCCGGCATACGGCAAAGGCGCAAGACCTGTCAAGGCGCATAAGCGAATCACGAGAACGAGAGAGGGATTTAGAAAATGACAGAATTGAAATTGTGCCTTTGCGGAGCTGAGCCGCATATCGAAAAAGAAAAAGAGCCTTTTGGTGTTTATGCGCATTATGTGGTTTTATGCGATAAATGTGGCAGACATTCTCAAACTTTTTCTTTTTTGCCATCAGCAATTATAGACTGGAATAAAAGAGCAGTAAGAACAATATAAAGGAGAAAAAGGATGGAAGAACTTAAGAGATGCCCATTCTGCGGCGCAAAGCCGCCCCAAATAGGATTATTTGGATACGGTATGACTTATTTTGTAATGTGCAATAATTGTGGAGTTGAGACATCCGATGCTATTAGTGAAGAAAAAGCCATCGAAGCGTGGAACAAACGCTACAAAGAGGACTGAATATGGAGCAGGAACACAAGCCGAGAACATCAATGATTCTTCTGCTGGAACACGTTCATGCGATGGACGAGCTGACAGACGAGGAATTTGGAGCATTCGTCCGCAACTACGCACAATACGTTGAGACCGGACTTGAGCCAGCGTACGACGACGATCGTGCTATGCGGATGCTCTGGAAAGTTGTTAAGGCGTTCGATGATATGAATGCACAGAAAAGACAGGAGCGAATCGAGAAAAACAGACGGAGTGCAAATAAGCGTTGGAACGATGAAAAATGCAAGTGCATACAAACGCATACCAATGATGCAAACGCATACGCTGGTATGCAAAATATGCAAATGGATGCAAACGATGCCTTATCTGTATCTGATTCTGTATCTGAATCTGATAAAAAAGAAAAATGTGAAAAGAAAAATACCAACGAAGTAAAACGCTTTAAAGCACCGACTGTCGAGCAAGCCAGAGAATACTTTTCCGAGAAGGGCTACATGGAATCAGAAGCAGAGCGGTTTGTTGACCACTTCACGGCAAATGGCTGGAAGGTTGGAAAATCGCCTATGAAGGACTGGAAAGCTGCTGCACGGAACTGGATGCGTAACGTGAAGGATTGGAACGGTGGCTATCAGCAGACAATGGCTGAATTGCCTGACGAGGGAGATTTTCTGCGGTGAATATTGAAAATCAGACCCAGTACATCCTGCTGGGGGCAGTCCTTACGTTCTCGGAATACGCCGATGTGCTGCAAGACCTTAAAATCGACGATTTCTGCCCTGAACTGCGTGATACATTCGCTGCCATTCGTGGCTATTGGGAACACAACGACAAGTGGAACCCGGTAGAAGTCATGGGGCGGTACGATAACTGCAAGAAAGCAATGGGTGAATGCCTGGATGCCTTTGGTGCAGAGTTCATCCGCAACGTTACCCATGACATGATGCTTGGATGGGCTGGAATCGTCAAGGAACAGGCAGCGTTGTCCAGAGCCAGAGAGATTGCGTTCCAGATCGTTGATGGATCGACCAGGTACGCAGACCTGACAGGCATTTATGAGCAGCTAGGAGAAGCTATCAACCTGCACAACGAGAGAAGCGATTTCATCCCGATGTGTGACGGCATAGACAATTATATCCGCAAGCTGGATGATAAGCCGGAGTATATCAGCACAGGGCTTAGAGTGCTGGATAACAACTTGCACCTTGTGCCGGGCAACTTCGTTGTAATCGGCGGCAGACCGTCTGCTGGTAAAACAGCACTATCCCTGCAACTTGCCTGTGAAATAGCCAAGAACGGACGCAGAGTGGCGTATTTCAGCCTAGAGACAGACCCGGATACGCTCTATGCTCGTATCATCGCAAACCAGCTAGGCGTACCACTGCACACGGTCAAAAACAAGACCGTCAGCATTAACGAACTTGACCGGCTGGCAGCTATCAAGAAATATCCGCTGTTCGTCCGCTCTGCCGCTGGTAAGAGCGTTGGGTGGATTAGAACGCAGTCTATCAGGATGCAAGCCAAAGTGGTTTTCATCGACTATTTGCAGCTTATCCATCAAGCCGGAGCGAAAGACCGATACAGTGCCGTAACGGAGATCAGCATGGCACTACATGAGTTCGCACAGTCCACAGGAACGCTGGTGATAGCACTTGCACAGCTTAATCGAGAGACCGCAAGAGCAGGTATCCCGCCAACTGCCGCAGACTTGCGAGAATCCGGGCAAATCGAGCAGGACGCAGATGCAATCATCTTGCTGGCACAGAACGTGACTACGAAAAAGCGGCCGGAGCAGCATTATCACTTTGCGCTTGAGAAGAACAAAGAGGGTAACGTGGGGTCACTAGACATCACGTTCCAGATGGAAACACAGCAGTTCAAAGAATGCGTGTGGATGTAACGAGAGGAGAATAAACATGAAATACCGCAAGAAGCCAGTTGTTATCGAAGCATTCAAGCTCAATGCACGAGGCCTTGTTGGAGAAGATTGGTTCTGGGATGCAGTAAGTAGCAACGATATTATCACGCACGACTTCGGAAAGTTTCACGATGACCCTGCGTGGTGCGAGATTAAAACGCTTGAAGGGACTATGATTGCGAGGACTGGCGATTATATCATTCGTGGCGTAAATGGCGAAATCTACCCGTGCAAACCTGACATTTTCGAGAAAACATACGAAACGATTGAGTGATAGTAGCCTAGCATTGCTTCTGCGCTCGTATCGTTACAGTAGAATAGGCAAGAAAAACAGATAACAGGGTCTGGGCGATAAAGTTATCGTCTGAACCCCATAAATATTTTTCGTCAATCAACAAACGGAGGAAAACGATTATGAACATCACTCGACTGGAACAAGAGACCATCGTCAACTTCAATGCAGCGGAAGATACTGCATCGGTTTATACCGCTGACCCGGTGTATATGCGCAAGCTTGACAAGCTGTGCGAGCGGGAGCCTGTGTCGTACAAGCTGGTCAAGCAGGACAAGGACGGCAAGTGGTATGAGATGCCCAAGCGACTTGTGCGGTTTGCAACCACAAGAATTATGACGGACGAACAGAAAGAAGCGGCTGCGGAGCGTATGCGCAAGATGCAAGCAGATGGTAGAATCTAATCTCCGCTAAAATCTCCAATCAACAAACGTATCAGAAAGCATGGAATGGTGTCAGGTAGTAAAACTACCCTCTGCGACTATTCCGTGCTTTTTTCTTCTGTTATTTATCGAGAGAAAACGGCAAGGTCTGATTTTGAGTAGGAACCGTATCGATCGAGTAGCGTTTGGGCTGATATGGCTACGACTATCAGCATTATGCGTTTGCATGCAAATGAATGCGCTTGCATGCGTTCGCATCCAATCTTCCCCCCTTTCTTCCCCCTCTTTCCCCTACAACCCCTATTACCCCCTATAATCCCCCTAACTCCCCCCTCAAACAAATAAATTGTTTGAGGCCCCCACGCCAAAATGGTGCGACAACTGCGACGACTGAAAACGACAACTAGATGTTTTTGCAAAGGTTCTTTCCCCCTACAACCCTCTATCTCCAAAGCTACACCGTTAGCCAGCAGAGCAGACCGTAGGCAAGAGCTGGCGTGAGGTTCGGACTGGTGGATGGTCTACGACTATTCCACATGGAGAATTGACTTCATTTCGCAGTCGGCTTGATATGTAAAAATGTTGCATGACTGTATAAGCAGTTGATTACAAATTGAAAGTGACTGACCAGCCGGATAGTCTTATTAGATAGTTAAAAGTATTGAGGCATTTGCCGAATGGATAATCCTAGTTGGTTGGTGTGATATGATTGTAGTTGTCGGTAATTAAATCGGAGAAGAACGAACCGAATCGAATGATACAATTATTCCATCAGAATAATAGTTAAAAAGATTGAGTAATTGTCTGCGACTATTATAATAAGTACGATGGTTAAATATTTTGAGGTAATGCGATTGGGATTAAAATTGATAGGTGTATTGACAGCTATTGATTTTTGAGGTGGTCTGATGGCTTAGCGACTATCGCACCTCTCTTTCTCTAAAAGGAGAACGACTATTTCACACAAAAAATACACGACTATTTGACGATAGCTCGCAAGAAAATGCTACGACTATTACTCTACGACTATCAGCGAGCTACTCGTTACTATACAATATATAGGACTTTCAAAAACTGGTCATCTGACGACTTTACGACTATTTTATTGGAGAAACTACGACTATTGGATACGACTATTCCAGAACCTGTTACGACTATTCCAGCCGGGACACTACGACTATTGCTGACCTCTATTGGCTATCGGGCGAAAGCCCGAAAAGAGATGCGGCGAGAGCCGCCAATGGTTCCGCGCCGCCCGCCGCGCTCCTGCTGCTGGACTGACCCGCTGGGTGTAGCGCTTGCCAGCAATCCGCAGACGGTAGGAGCTGACCCCGCCGGGTTTGCATGGTCTGTGGTATGCTGCACTGTCTTGCATGGATCCATAACAGGGGCGCACCCTTATATACATTATTATAATATGGTGGCTGTGCTGGCCTGTATAGCATCCGGCGTGGCGCTGGTATCTGGTACGTGCTGGAGGCGCTGCGCCGCTGTGACGTGCTCCAGCGTGTCGTATGTGGTATTATAGCCGTTTGTGTCGGTCTGGTATCGTGGATGGTTGAGCGGGCATAATCGCAGGAAAAGCGTCTGCAAAGCCCTGTGCGCATTTTGTGGTGTGGGCGGTATAACTGCATGGGTAGCACAAAACGCACTGTAAACGCTTGTATAGGGCTGCATTGCAGCGGGACAAAATAAAAGCCCCGCATCCTCAGCAGATGCAAGGCAAAATAAAAGCCCCGCCAGCGTGGGCGGGGTTAAGATTTTGTTAGTGCCATTCAATCAGGCGCTTTGTGCGCTTCAATCCTGCCAGCGTATAATCTCCGCTGACATTATCCCACACACGGGAACGGGTGTTGTAGGCGTACGGGTAAAGCGTTGTTTGGTTTGGGCTATCCCAATTTACTGCGTGATGCACTTTCCCGGTCTCGTCATCAACGTAAATGCTCAAGCCGTTGATTTCGTGTTCAGTGTAAGTTTTCATGGTGATGCCTTTCTTTCTGGGCTTTTACTGCCCTTTTTTATAGTATATCATATTGTAGGCCCCAAAAACAGGACTTGCAAAAATATTTTTGCCCTTTTGGGCAATGGGGCGGGGTTGCTTTTATCGGTGCAGCCCTGCTAAAGTATCCGATCGGTTCATTTGCTGGCCTTAAAAAGTGCGCTGAAAAACCAAAAAGCGAACAGGATACAAGATAATATCATTTTGTGATTGCCTCCCAGTCGTAAGTATACCAAACGCCAAAGTGACAAAAAGCGCCTTTTGTGGTTGCGCTACACTCAGCAGCAACGCGGCCATTAATAACAACCAAACACATATTAAATACCTCCTATCAAACCACGCTGAACCGCTTGTAAACGGTCTTTTTGCTGCACTCGGCATAAATATCCGGGTGTGCGGCCTGCAAAAGCTTGCTATCAAGCCGGACGGAAGAAACATCCTTGTAAATAGCCTTTGCAGTGCCCTGCACCATTTCAGGTGCGCCGTGCATCATTGCAATTATATCTGTTTTGATTGCATCGTTTAGGGCTTCAAGCTCTTCCAAAAGGCGCTTGTTTTCCCTGTACTCATTCACTTTCTTTTCAAACTCAGTCATTTTTTAACCCTCCATATAATTTGCCGGGAATGCTGCCCCAATATCCTGATAACTCATTAGGACGTGTGCGGAGCCGGTCAAGTAGTCGTGCAACCCTGCACGCAAGGCACAAAAGATACTATCAATATCGTACCTTTTGTTTTTTTCTGCATAGTTGCACTGCCAGTTGTCCGTATAGTCCCGGATAGCGGCGTTCTCCTGTTCGCTCCAGTCGATACGGGTACGGCAGTCAGCCCAGTTATAGCGGCAGTCGTTCCAGATGTACCACGCCATATTGTAGGCGATTTTTTGCTCTGCTGTGCAGGTGGATTTGTCCACCCCTCTAATTTTATGATATTTCATCGTTTTGCTCCCCCTTATTAGCTGTTAAGAAATGCAATCATAACAAGCGCGCCGGAAATCATGCCGCCCACATACCAGAGGGCTGCCCATTGGGTTGCATCAAATGCAATCATATTACTGCACCCCCTTGCAATATAAGCCGTTGGTGCGGCAGATAATGCGGATACGGTTGCAAGCCTGATACAGTGCGCGGGCTTGCACGTCAAGCCACGTTTCCCGGCTGTTAGGTTCGTACGTTCCGCCGCGCTTGCGCTTGAGTTCGGACGGGGTGCAGACACGGGCGGCAATATCAGCGTTATAGTAGATGGAGCCACCGCCGTTGCTGTACTGCTCCCAGCAGCTTGCACCGTTGAGCGCCCATTGTTCAAGCTCTGCACCGTCAATGGGCAGGCGCTCCATATTGTTTGCACCCTCCTGCACATCGTCCAGCAGGTCGAGAGCGTACAACGTAACAGCTTTATCCCATGCGCTGCGATCGTGGCGGGCGTTGAGTTCTGCGCGGATAGTATCAGCAAGTGCGGTGTAATCAATGGTCTTTTTCATGGTTTTGTCCTCCTGTTTTGTGGTGGTGTAACACATTCTTGTGTTGTCTATATAGTAACACATTCTTGTGTTGGTGTCAATGGTTTTGCACACATTCTTGTGTTGAAAATCGTTCATGTTTGAGTGTGTCCAAATCTGCACAGTTTCGGACACGTTGCCCGCCCTCCAGCATCGCCGCCAGTAAGGTCTGCCTTGCATCTGGCATGGCCTGCCCTGCTGCCTGTGCTGTACAGTCTGTCCGGGTGCGCTGGAGTGGGCGGGGATGCACCGGCAGGGTATACAGGGAACGCCGGGGGTGGGGCAGGTGAATCCCGTCACCACCGAAAAAATAAAAAAGGCTCAAAAAACACCCCACCCCTATCGCCAATCTCAAAAATTTCCCGCAAAAACAAAAAGACCCCTACAAAGGGTCTGTGTTCTGTGCTATACTTGCCTTACAAGCCTTGAAAGGGAGGAATCTACAATGGCTAAAAGTAAAATGACAACGTGCAAGCACTGTGGCGCAGAGATTGCCGCAAGTGCAAAGGTCTGCCCTCAGTGTGGCGGTAAGAACAAGCCGCCCATCTACAAGCGCTGGTGGTTTATCGCCATCATTGTTTTGATTGTTTTGTCTGCTATTGGTGGCTCTAGCAGCAGTTCTGACGGCTCTGCAAGCAGTAGCACCACTAAGGCAAGTGCATCCACCGCTTCTTCCGTTGCGTCTGTGCCTGAAATCAGCGAGGATGATTACAAGGCTGAGTGCCAGACTGTGGACTATAAGGAGCTGTGCCGTTATCCTGAAAAGTATGAGGGCACCAAGATTGTTGTCAAGGTAAAGGTCTCGCAGATTATTGACGCAAACTTCTCCGGCAGCGAAAAAGCATGGAGAACCTACACGGACAACAGCGGATACGGCTTCTATGCCGATGACGAGTATTATATGCTGGATAAGCGTGGTGGCGATGCTGTGAAGATTCTGGAAGATGACATTATCAACGTCTACGGTGAGTTCACCGGGCTTGAGAAAATCACCAGAGCATTGACCAGCACTACCGATGAACTGCCCCGTATTGAAGTCAAGTACGCAGACCTTGTAGAGGAATAAACGCATAACACAAAAAGCCAGCGGCTAGATGTTCTCTAACCACTGGCTTTTCTTATGGGCTATTTACGATTTAAGTGTTGGAAACATGATAGGAGCGCTGACTTCTTCCTTTTCCCTGAGAATGTCGAGCAAGCAATCATTGTATCCCATTGAATAGCTGTCCTCGCAAAAATGTTGTATGGACGTTGCTAGCGCTACACTTACAACTTCTCTTGACCGCTTATCCTCTGGCATGATGATTTCTAATGCCTGATTAAGGATTTCATGGCTTTTTTCTAAAACGGCTTTGTGCTCTTCATTCTCAGCTTGTAGCCGAAACATTTCTTCCGAGTAGTCCATCAGCACGTCTCCATTCTGATTTGCTCGCCAACAGGCAGATAGCCCGCTTCTTTGAGCTTGCTGTAAATGAACTTCTGACCGGCTCTTGTCCAGCGGGTGACCTCTTTCGTCTTGCCGTTCGGCAGCTCGATCGGATGCCCGACAACGTATCCGTTGCCAAGATACTTCTGGTAAGGAATCCACTGCTTGTTCACTGTATGCTGGATGCCAAGCTCTCTAAGAATCTTGTTCAGCTTTCGTGCGCTCATGCCGTAGTTCATGGCAATCTGCGTGGTAGTCAGGCTTTCATCGGAAAGTAGCATCGCTTTTGCGTAATCGGAATCAGGCTTCATCTTGGCGTTTTCCGCTTCCAGAGCCTTTACCTTCTTGCGCTCCGTGTCGATAACACTGTTAGCGGCGATCAGAGCGCGGCTCAACAGCATCTCTGTTGATTCAGGCTCCGGGTTGGTAAGCTTCTGCTCCATCTGATTGAAAGCGTCAATGTACTTGAGCTTCCATTCGAGGGCTTCCTTGCCGGTAAAGCCAAACGTGAGCAAACTGAACCCATCCCGGTTCATGAGGTACATCGGATACTGTTTACCACGATTTTCAAACGTTGTTTCGTAGAACATGGATTTGGTGGCTGAATTTTCAGCCGCCAAATTTTCAATGGACTGGATAACGTTCTTGTGTTCCTTGCCGAAGTGTTCTGCTACTTCACGGCTGGAAACGACAACTTGCCCGTTTTCGCTGATAAGATTGATAGCATATTTAACCTTTTGTTCCATAAAAACTCCTATGGTTCTTGCGGAACAAGCCAATTCCTGCTATAATAAGGCTGGAACAGCTTGTTCCAGTGTTGTTTATGATACGTTCGCTGCGGTCGGCAAACTTTAGCGAGCGTATCATTTTTCGTTTTCATCGGTCTCCGGGATGGGATGCAAGGTAAAGAAACCTTTACGCATGGCTTCTGCCAGAGAAACCCGATTTTTGATGCAGTAGTTCTGCAAGTGCTTATACTGGCGTTCCGTCATGCTGATTGTAAAAGTGCGATTGTACCGCTCGGTATAGGGACTGTTCATGTTTTTTCACCACCTTTCATCTGTTGGTAATGGTATTATACCGCCGATTTTTGTGAAGTAAATAGTTTTGAACGATTTCATGTGGTAATTTATAATACACATGAGTCCGCGTCAAAATCATTTCTTCGCGGCCGCTCCCGCTTCGTACCCTGCCCGGTAGTTCAGTTCGGACAGCTTACCCAGTGCTTCTGCGTACTCCCTGTCCTCACTGGTCGGCTCTTTGCCGTGGGCGAGTGTTTTCAGAAATTCTTCGGTTGTCGTGGGAAAGTTCATGTTTTTTGCTCCTTTCTATTGCAGAAGCGGTCTGCTTCTGCTATAATAATTGACAGAAACCGAGACTGCGCCCTTGGTTGCGCAGCTTCTGTTTTGTGGTGGAATAGGTCATCAGTGCAACTTTGGTCGGTGGTGCTGATGGCCTATTTTTTATGCCACAAAGGATAAATCTACCGTTGTTGGCTAATTTATCGTGTGTTCTGCTGTCTTAGATTATAGACGCTTGGTATATAGTTGTCAACAGCCCAATTTGTATAATTTGCATCAGATATTTCTGATTTTTACTCATTCTAACGTAAATTTACGTTATTTGATAATGATTTTGTAAACGGATTAGTTTACTTCAATGGTAGAGCTCGAAAGTATATTTTTCGATAATTCGTAAGGCTACTATTCAAGTATACAGTTTGTAAAGCAACGAAAAAGTTTACAGCCGTTTTACCACCATGTTGATAGTAAAAATTCGCAAAAAACACAAGAAGATGTTGACATAAACATAAGAATGTGTTATCATTGGGCTGAAAGAGAGGCTCAAAGAAAATGGCAGAAAAGAAAAAGGGTGGCGCAACCAAAAATAAAGTCAATTCAGGGGACATTCTTCGCTCCGTCATGAAAATCAGAGGATATACTTCTGCATCTCTTGCGAGGCAAATGAAATATGAAGTTTCTTCTTATGTAACAAACCGTGTTAATGCGGATGATTTGAAGCTGTCCACAATGGCAATGCTCTTGGAAGAAATGAAATACCAAATCGTGATTCAGCCTATTGGTGCTGATGTTGCATCGGATGAATTTGTTCTTAAGGTTCTTGAAAGAGACGGTGAATCTGAATGATCTACGGTTACGCTCGTGTCAGTTCCGCTGGACAGGCGATTGATGGCAATAGTCTTGAAGCCCAGTCGGAACTTCTGAAAGCTAACGGCGCACAGAAAATCTTTTCAGATGTTTACACCGGCACGAAGCTGCATCGGCCTGAATTGGATAAGCTAATGGATGAAATCCAGCCGGGAGATACGCTGATCGTGGCGAAACTTGACCGTATTGCCCGTTCCGCTAAGAATGGCCTTGAACTGATAGACCAGTTCATTGATAAGGGCGTTTCGGTGAACATCCTGAACATGGGGGTTATGAACAATTCCCCAACCGGCAAGGTTATTCGCACGGTGATGCTTGCCTTTGCAGAGTTTGAGCGCGACATGATTGTTGAACGCACCAGAGAGGGCAAGAAAATTGCCAGCCAGCGCCCTGATTACAAGGAAGGCCGCAAACCCACTGAGTATGACCGCAACCTCTTTGACGTTCTCCATGAGCAGGTGGAGAAGCGCATTCTCACGGTCACGGACGCTGCCAAACAGCTTGGCGTAACCCGCCAGACATGGTATCGGATTGCTGAACAGAACAGGTGACATTATTCGCAACCTAGAATAAAACTGAATGAGAAAGGAGAACAAGTTGAAAACGATTGAAGGAAAATATGCGTCTGCAAAGGTGTTTACGGACAATATTGAAGATAAGGCATCTGAGCAGATTTTAACGCTTTGTAATCAGAGCTTTGTTGACGGATGCAAAATTCGAATTATGCCAGATGTTCATGCTGGTTCCGGGTGTGTAATTGGGTTTACGGCAAACTTGGGCAAGAAAGTCATTCCGAATATTGTAGGCGTGGACATTGGCTGCGGAATGCTTGTCGCTGAACTTGGAATTGAACACATCGACCCGAAAAAGTTAGATAAAGTAATCAGAGAACGAGTTCCGGCTGGAATGAATGTTCACGAATCGCAGAAAATGTCGGATTCTTTCCTTGGCCAGCTTGATTGCAAAGATAGCCTACATAATGTTGACTGGATTCTTCGTAGCATGGGTACTTTGGGCGGTGGCAATCATTTTATCGAGCTGGACGAAGATGAAGAAAAAAACCAGTACCTTGTTATCCATACTGGAAGCAGAAATCTTGGGAAGCAAGTCGCAGAATATCATCAAAGCGTAGCCATTTCAAATCTTAAAGGAAAGAATAAAAGAAAAGACGCTACGGAACATCTAATTGCGGAACTGAAAGCGCAGGGTCGTGAACAAGAAATCTCGCAAAAAATCAAAGAATTGGATGTTCAGTTCCCTGATATTCCGAATGAACTTTGCTATCTTGAAGGCGAAGAACGTGATTCCTACCTTAATGATATGCGAATTTGTCAGGCTTTTGCGAGGATGAACAGAGCAAGAATTATGCATACCATTTTATACGGCGTTGGAATCAATTCTATGCTGACCCATGCGTCCTTCTTTGAAACCATTCATAACTACATTGATGAATCGGATGATATTATCCGAAAAGGCTCTGTATCCGCTAGAGAGGGTGAGAAGCTGATTATTCCTCTTAATATGAGAGACGGAAGCCTTATTTGCGTTGGTAAGGGCAATCCTGATTGGAATTTTTCTGCACCACATGGTGCTGGCAGACTATATAGCAGAACAGCGGCTAAAAAAGCATTCAGCGTTGAGGAATACCAAAAGCAAATGAATGGAATTTATACTACGTCAGCCGATGAATCCACGTTGGATGAATGCCCGATGGCATATAAGTCAGCGCAGGAAATTATCAACGCAATCTCTCCAACCGTTGATATTGTAAAGCATATTAAGCCGATTTACAATTTCAAAGCCGGAGAATAAAACCGAATATTTGATTTTTGTGCAGTTGTAGGCACTCTTTACATTTTCAGGTAGGGGGTGCCTATTTTTTTATGCAGCCAAAGCAGTGTATCGCCATCATCGAAAGCATCAAAGCGTATGCAAAGCAGAATCCGACCGAAGCGCAGGTCTATGAGGACTGGTTTCAGGCGGTGGTGAACCTGAGAGATGCTCTGCCGCAAGACAAGCGGTTCGATGCCTACAAATACTCTGGTGAGCTACGCTCTGTCTGTGCAGCCATGATGGGTAAGATGAAAACAGGCGAAGACGTGGCGAAGGTCTATGACATTATCAGCCGGACGTACCTGTTTGAAGCAAAAGATGTGTTCGACAGCTATTGCATCTACCTTGAATGGAACCGTGCGCCGGAGAAGAAGTTCTATCAGCCGAGACGCAGGGTTCTGAAAGTGCTGGCAAATGACCTAGAGGACTTGTTTTATAAGCGCATTGACTTCTTGGGCGTTAGCTTACCTGCTCGCGTTGGCAAGTCCACGCTGTGCATCTTCTTCATTACATGGCTGATGGGCAACCGCCCTGACGTTGCATCGGTTATGAGCGGACACTCTGACAAGCTGACCAATGGCTTCTATGGTGAAGTGCTGTCCATCATCACAGACCCTGTAACTTACAACTGGGGTAAAATATTCCCTGACGTTCAGCTTGTGGACAAGAGCGCAAAGGACGAAAGCGTTGACCTGAACCGAAAGAAGCGCTTCCCCACCCTGACTTGTCGCTCCATCGGCGGTACGCTGACTGGTGCTGTTGAAATCGGCGAGGGCGGCGTTCTGTACAGCGATGACTTGATCGAGGACTTGGAGGAAAGCCTGAACGTTGAGCGTCTGAACAACAAGTACGATGCCTATTTGAACCAGCTGAAAGACCGTAAAAAGCAAGGCGCTTTAGAGCTGATGGTCGGCACACGCTGGAACGTGCTTGACCCTCTTGGGCGCATTCAGAACCAGTATGCAGACAATCCAAAGTACAGATTCCGGGTGATTCCTGCGGTGGACGAGAACGGACACAGCAACTTTAATTATGACTATGGCGTTGGATTTGACGATGCCTACTATGCCGATATGAAAGCCAGCATTGATGACGCAACATGGTGGGCGAAGTATATGGGCAAGCCCTATGTGCGTGAAGGTCTGCTGTTCCCTGCCGATGAACTGCGGTATTTCAACGGCGTTCTGCCTGATGGTGAGCCTGATCGTAAGCTCATGGTTATGGACATTGCATGGGGTGGCGGTGACTTCACGGCTTGCCCTGTCGCTTATGTGTACGGTGATGCTGTGTTCATCCCCGACCTTGTGTTTAATAATGGCGATAAGACCGTGACCAGACCAGAGGTTGTCGGAAAAATCATCCAGCACAAAATCAACGTGGTGCGTGGTGAAGCCAACAACGGCGGCGATGAATACTGTGACGTGGTAGACAGCCAGCTCCGGCAGCAAGGCTATCACTGCTCCGTCCGTAGCCAGCGTGCGCCAAGCGGTCAAAGCAAGCTGTCAAGAATTATCCAGTATGCGCCGGACATCAAACGGTTCTATTTCCTTGATGAGAAGCACCAGTCGAAAGAGTACAAGGCGTTCATGGAACAGGTGACGATGTTCACACAGCTTGGCAAAGTTCCGCACGATGATGCGCCGGACAGTCTGGCACAGCTTGCCGATGAATTGTATAACGGAATCAGTAAAATTGAACCAATAAAAAGGCCATTCTGAAAAAAGTGGTAACGTATAATTTAATTTATTGACTTTATATCGTTGCTTTTGGTATAATGTGTGTAAGGAGTTGGCTACTCCGGCATGATGCCTGCTACAAGCTTTACGGCTCCGAGCTGAATGCTTTGCAGGCGTTCTCCTTTCTGCCCAGCAATGGTTTCCACGATCTTTCCCATTGCTGGGATATATAAGTTGCGTCCCGTGTTGGATGGGGTCTGGTTCGCCCTTAAAATCTTGACTTCCAGAATAAGGCGGTTCAAATCCGTCACGCAGCACAACGATTCACTTTTGTTTTCATGGAAATTTTCCTTTTACAACCTCCAATCGTTATTCCCGGCTCTCGATGAAATGGTTTTTGGACATTTTACCATTTCAAAGAGCAACGATGAATCAAGCCGGGTCTTTATGTTGCATTAGCTCAGTATGGCTAGAGCATTCGGCTCATAACCGGACATACATTGGTTCAAATCCATTATGCAGCACCAAAATTGCAGCCCAACATCTGTCCGACAGCAGAATGAAATAGCTGCAATGGTTTCTCTAGGCGGAGAATAGCACGGCTGGAAGTGCGAACAGTTTCCCAGCAGCTTCTAACAGGTCTGTGCTCAACAGCCTGTTTCCAGGAATATTAGGAAAGGAGCGCAGATGAAAGCAAAAGTCAGATGCAAGCATCCCCGCGAGGACGCAAACGGAAATCCGTGCGATTGCGGACGTTACCTTGGTGAAGTGGAAGGCAAGTTCTCTCTTCTGTGCCCTCTTTGCCATTGGATTACAATTGGAGATTCCAACTTTCCAAAAGATACATGGGTCTCCGTACCAAAGTTCAAAAACTGAATAGCTTTTGAAGCGCAGTTGTAAGCGCAGTGAGATAGACCTTAACAGGTTTGTCTTGCTGCGCTTTTTATTTTGCCGGAAAGGAGGAAAACATGGCTGAGTATCAGACGGTTGTTGGTGGCTTTTTGAATGAGCCGCTAACCGGACGTAGACCGATTGAAACGCCGGAAACGGAAATCAATCGGGCAAACGTGCTGAAAGTGGTCATGGGCAAAGCAGAGCCTATTCATTTGCTGAATAAGAACGAGATTCGCTTTCTGCATAACTACTACTTGGGTAGCCAGCCTGTCCTCCATCGCACGAAAGAATATCACGCTGAAATCACCAATCGCATTGTAGAGAACCACGCCAACGAGTGCGTGGGCTTTTACACCGGTTACATGAGTGGCACTCCCTGCTCTTATGTGCGGTCTGAAACGGCAACAGGTGACGGTGAGGAAATCGCCCGCCTGTCCAACGCCTTGCAGTATGAGGGCAAGGATGCACTTGATCGGCGGCTATGGCAGTGGATGCTGGAGTGCGGACAGGGATATCGCATTGTTCTTCCTGACAAGGGGTACAACGGCAACTACCCGGACGAAACGCCCCTGCTAGTGGACGTTCCCGACCCGGACATGGCGTATGTGATTTATAACTCCGGCATCGGGCATAAGCCTATCGCCAACGTGCTGCACATCCCACGCAATTATCAGAACGACTTGAACGACTTGATTTGCGTGTACACGCCAAACCAGTATTTTGAAATCGACAACGGCAAGGTCACAAAATCGGAGAATCATTCTCTTGGAATGCTGCCGATGGTCGAATACAAGCTGAACCCTGAGCGTATGGGTCTGTTTGAACCTGCTATTCCTGTGCTGGATGCCATCAACGACCTTGAAAGCAATCGTCTGGATGGTGTGGCGCAGTTCATCCAGTCCATCATGGTGTTTACCAACTGCCTTGTGGACAAGGATGCTCTTGACCAAGTAAAAGAGCTTGGCGCAATGTGCCTGAAATCCACTTCTGGTCTGCCCGCTTCTGTATCGCAGATTGCAAACGAGCTTGACCAGCAGCAGAGCCAGACCCTGCTTGACTCCATGTTGAACGTGTACCGCAGTCTGACTGCTATGCCAAGTGCCACTGGCAGCGAGAACGCAACCTCCGACAACGTGGGCGCAGTCATCGTCCGCAACGGCTGGAATCACACCGAAGCAAGGGCGCAGCAGTACGAGAATATGTTCAAGTACGCTGAGCGCCAGAGCCTGTCTGTGATGCTAAAAATTTTGCGTGACACGGCTGGTTCTAAGCTGATGTCAAGTGACATCAACATCAAACTGCCACGCCGCCAGTACGACAACCAGCAGAGCAAGGTTCAGATTTTCGCACAGATGATTCAGCAGCCGATTGACCCGCAGTTGGCGTTCACCACGCCCGGTCTTTTCCCTGACCCGCAGGCTGCTTATGAAATGAGCAAGCCTTTCCTAATTGCCGCTGGCAAGCTGGGCGAGGATGGGGAAGCACCGAAGCCACAGGAACAGCCTAAACAGGATGCTACCGGCACAAATGTCGGGAACATAGCAGATAAACAGTCTACTGATACCAATAAAGAAACAGAGGATGAATAGTCCTTTGCCATAAACACGGCAGGGAAGCCGGGATACAAATTTCGCAGCGTTGCAGGGAAGCAACGGTAAAAAAACGCAGGAGGAAATTAACGATATGAAACTCAATGTGTTGCTTGGTGATGCCTACAAAGAGGGCATGACCGCCGATGAAATCATTTCTGCGCTTGAAAAGGTTGCAGACCCTAACGCAGAGGTTGAGAAGCTGCGCAACGCCGTGACGAAAGCCAATGGCGAAGCTGCCGAATACAAGAAGCAGCTCAAGGCAAAGCGCACCGATGACGAGAACGCCGCACAGGAACAGGCTGACAAGCTGGCAGAGATGCAGAAGCAGATTGAAGCTCTGACTGCCGACAAAGAAAACCTCGTCAAGGAAAAGACCCTTGCATCTTACCGTGAAAAGTTCGTTGCACAGGGGTATGACGCTGAACTTGCTAACAAGGCTGCGTCTGCACTGGCTGACGGTGACATGGACAAGGTGTTTAAGTTCCAGTCGGAGTTTATGACTGCCCACGACACCGCTTACAAGGCTTCCTTGCTGAAGGATATGCCCACACCTCCGGGTGCGGATGGCAATGGCAGCTCTGACAGTGAGGGCGTGGCGTTTGCCAAGAGCCTTGCAGCAAGAAAGAATGCCGAAAATAAGGCATCGAGTGACGCACTGAACGCTTTCCATTAAGGAGGAAAACATGAAGTATACTACTACTCCGGTATCGGCTCCTGAAAGCACTATTCTGGCTGCTGATACCTACGTTGCCATTCCCTTTACTGTGACCGAAACCGATGTTGTAAAGGCTGGCTATCCCATGGCAAAAACTGGCAAGAAGGCTTCTGCCACTACCGGGGTTTCCGATGCAGCGGTTACCGATGCGATTGGTATTCTGCTGCACACCGTTGACCCGTCCGTCAACCCCAACGGCGCACTGCTGATTCAGGGCGTTGTTGACCAGAAAAAGGCGAAGGCAAGTTCTGGCTTTTCCTTTACTGCTGATGACGTTGCCGCTCTGCACAAGGCTGTTCCCGCAGTCTTTTTCCGTGACAACATCGGCACCAATCTTTAACGGAGGTAAAACGTATGGATTTTCAGAAATATTTCACTTCCGATGCACTTGCTGAGTATTGGACGAACGATGTTACCAACGCTCAGGCGTTCGGCTCTGATGCTCTGTTCCCTCCGCGCAAGAAAGCCGGTCTGGAGCTGAAGTGGATTCGCGGTCACAAGGGCGTTGGCATCTCCCTGATGCCGAGTGCATTTGACACGAAGGCGACTTTCCGTGAGCGCAAGGGCTTCAAGATGTCTGAGACTGAGATGCCGTTCTTCCGCGAGGGCTTTCACATTGACGAAAAAGACCGTCAGATGCTGATGGAGATTCAGAACAGCAAAAGCACTTTTGCGGATGAAATCATCAGCCGAATTTTCGATGATGCCGCAGAGCTGATTACTGGTGCTCGAATCGTTCCTGAACGTATGGCGTGGCAGCTGCTTTGCCCGGAGAACGGCAAGCCCGGTATCACCATCAAGGCAAACGGCGTGAACTACATCTACGATTACGACCCGGATGGCACTTGGCAGGCAAAGAACTACAAGGCTCTTACCGGCAAGTCGAAGTGGGACGTTACCACTTCTACTCCCCTTACCGATTTCGCCACTGCGAAGGATGCGATTGCGGCAAACGTTGGCGAAACCATCACTCGCGCCTATATGAACACCAACACTCTGAACAAGATGATTGCTTCTGACGAGGTGAAAAACCGTTTCATGACGGTTACGGCAAAGTCTATTGCCGTTCTTACCCAGAGTGAAGCACGAGCCCTGGTTGAGCAGACTACCGACATCAAGATTCATCTGTTCGACAAAATGTATCAGCCTGAAGGCGGTGGCGATTCCGTCAAATATATCCCGGATGGCTATGTTGTTCTGGTTCCTGATGGTAAGGTCGGCGAGATGTGGTATGGCACTACTCCCGAAGAGGCAGACCTCCGTGCGGGCATGACGAACGCTTCTGTTTCTATCGTAAACAACGGCGTTGCGGTCACCACTATCAAGGAACCTCACCCTGTCAACACAAACATCATCGCATCCGAAATTGTCCTGCCGTCCTTCCAGAAGATGGACGCTGTGTACTGCATCAAGGCTTACTAAGGCGAAAGGAGGAAAGCAGCATGGGAGACCAGTATTCCGAAGCGGCAGTCAAGCTGGGGCAGTACATTGCTCCTGCACTTGACCGTGAAATCACGGACGAGGATTACCCACTCTTCGACCTGCTGCTTGATTTCGCCAAAGATAAGATATTTGCGCAGGGATACCCCTTCGGCAACAGACCGGACGAGTTGCCCTCGCAGTATCAGTCGTTGCAGATACGCATTGCAGCGGAACTGTACAACCACATCGGCGCAAACGGACAGACGAGCTACACCAACAACGGCATTACTCGTGTTTGGGAAAGTTCCGATGTGGCACAGTCCCTGCTTAATGAAGTAGTTCCGAGAGTAGGTGTTATCGGCTGATGTTCAATGGTAGCCCACTGGATAAACGCCCGCTGTGGTATTCAAACCCGGTTGGCGAGAAAACGCCTGTTGTGGACGAATGGGGCAACGAGACTGGCGAATCCGCATACGAATCGTGGAGCGAACCCGCAAAGCTGATGCTGAACGTCAGCCCTCCTACTGGTTCTGCGGAAGCAAACCCTTTTGGAGCATTCACGGATTACAGCTACGTTGTCAGCTCGTCCAGCAAAAAGCGCAACACACCGCTTTACGAAGGCACACACGTCTGGTTTCAGACGGACATTTCAAAGCCGTTCAATTACACTGTGGTCAAAGTCGCAGAGCATATCACAGACACGTTGTATGCGCTGAAAGAGGTGGCTACAAGTGAAAATTAAAGTGAGGTTGAGCGATGCCGGACTTCGTGATGCGGAACATCGGATACAGGAGTACAAGACCACCCTGAACAAAAAGGCGCAGGAGTTTGCAAAGGCGTTAGCTGACAAAGGGCTTGATGTGGCGAAAGTTCGCTTTTCCAATGCAGAATATGCCGGTAGCAACGATGTTTCTTGCCGTGTTGAGCAGAACGGAAACACTTGCGCCATCATTGCCGATGGCAAGTCAGTTGCCTTTATCGAGTTCGGTACTGGCGCACATCACAACGGGTATGGCGGTGAACTACCGCCCGGCGTTGGTGCGCATGGCTCCTATGGCAAAGGGCAAGGCGCAAACCGCAGATGGTACTACTACGGTGACCCCGGCAATGCTGGTACGCCTGTCAAACAGGTGGATGGCAAAGGCCAGTTGAATTACACCGATGGTAACGAACCAGCTATGGCTATGTGGGGGGCTGTTGAGGAAATGGCTTCTCAAGTCGAAGCAACGTGGAGGGAGGTTTGGAATAGTTGATTGATTATTTCAATTCTATCTTCACGGCTGTTGCTAAGGAACTGCGAAAACAAGTTCCCGGCATTTTCGTTACCGGTGAAATCAATGACAGCAATGTCAAGAAATTTCCGTGTGTGCAGATAGAAGAAAACAGCAATCTTCCTGTACATATTGATTCTGCTGGTCACAGCAAATACGCTGCCGTTTCCCTGCGTGTGCGGGTCTACTCCAATAAAAGCACCGGACGCATTGCAGAAGCACGTTCCATCGTTGGCATCGTGGATTCTGTTCTTGAACCGCTTAAATTTTATCGCAAGTCATTTGCCCCGTTGAATGGGCTGTATAACAATTCCGTCTATCGGATTGATTGCAGCTACGGGGCAACAATCGGAGAGGACGGAATGATTTACCGAAACTAAGGAGGTAAACATTCTATGAGTACTGCTATCTCCGGTCTGAATACCACCCTGTATTGTGGCGACAGCGCAACCGCTCTGACGAAGCTGTGCGACATCAAGGATGTGCCCGACCTGATCTCCGAGCCGAACCTTCTGGATGCCACTACTTTGTCTGACCCTATGCAGGTCAACATCTTTGGCATTATCCAGAGTGACACCAAGTCCTTTACTGCCAACTACAACAAGACTGACTACAAGAAGGTCAAGGAAGCTGGCTACGATGAGACTTCCGAGAGCAACACCGTGAAGTATTACGCCCTGAAGATGCAGGACGGCTCCGGCTTCACTTGGCAGGGTATGCACCAAGTCGGCTTGTCCGGCTTTGGCGTGGACGAGGTTGTGGAAATGACCATCAACTGCATCTTCACCAAGAAGCCTGAGTTCAGCGAGACCCTGACTGTCAACGGCGGCTAAACCGCAAAAATCAAATCAATCAAACTGGGCAGAACTGAACATCGGATTTGGTTCTGCCCCTATTTATAAAGGAGAGCATTTATTATGGCTACTAAAGTTATCAACTTTCATTCCCCCGATGGTAAGAACACTTATGAGCTGACTTTCACCCGTGACAGCGTGGAAGCCACCGAGCGTGCAGGTTTTCAGATTGGTCAGTACACCCAGATGACCAATCTGCTGTCCAACTCTCGCGCTCTGTTCTACGGCGCTTTCATCGCACGGAACAAGGGCATCAAGCGCAAGGTCGTTGACGAGATGTTCCAGCACATCGAGGAGAAGGAAGACCTGATGGGCATTCTGCTTGAGATGTTCATGGACGCTTCCAAGTCTCTGCTGGCAACTGACACTGAGGACAAGACCGCAAAAAACGCAACGTGGGAGATTGTGTAACCGCACAATCTCAGGAAGCGGACGGAGAGGGAGAACCACTCTCCTTCTCCAAGCTGTTCCACGATGTAGAAGCCTATTACATCTCCATCGGCATGACATACGACCAGTTCTGGTACGGCGATGTCTGGCTGGCAAAAGTTTACCGTGACGCAGAGGAGCTACGGGAACGCAGAGCCAACACAGAAGCGTGGAGAAATGGCTTTTACATGGCATCTGCACTTTCCTCTACGGTTGGCAATATGTTCCGAAAGAAAGGGTCTAGCCCCATCAAGTACATGGATAGGCCGATTCCCCTTACCCAAAAGGAGAAAGACGAGTATGAATACCAACGCGCAGTTGAGGCGCAGGAGCGAATCAAGAGAATGATGTTCTCTATGATGGAAAGTGATGGTGGTAGTGATGGCTGATGTTGATATTACGAGCTTATCCGTAGAGATTTCTGCGGAATCGCAGGGCGCAGAGCTTAATATCGACAAGCTCGCTACCGCCATTTCTAATTTGCGGACGAAAGGCAACGTCACAAAAGTTGTAAACAGCCTTGACAGGCTGGCTGGTTCCATTGCAACGCTGAAACAGGCATCCTCTGGAATGTCTGGGCTGGACAAAATTACCAGCTTTCTAAATGGACTTTCAAACGCTAACCCGACCGCAAGCGCAAAGAGCATCAACACGGTCGTGAACGCAATCAAGAAGATTCCTGCGGCTGTGTCGGGCTTGAACGGCGTGGACTTTTACTCCATGTCTGGAAGCATTACTCAGCTCACTAACGCTTTGGCTCCGCTGTCCATTCTGGACGCATCGAACCTTAAAGCTCTTGGAAGCGCTTTCAATGCGATCGGAAAAGTTCCTGACCTGACCGACAAGCTGAAAGCGACAGACCTTGATTCTTTTGCAAACTCTTGTCAGAAGATTTCTGCTGCTCTTACTCCCCTTGCGTCTCAGCTTGACAAAGTGGGCAATGCTTTTTCAAAGCTCCCTCCGCAGTTGAGCAAGGTGGTCACACAGGCGAACCGTGTGACCGCGGCCAACGAAAAGCAGCGCAAGAGCTATCTCAGTCTGTCCAATCAGATGAACGGCTTTATGCGGAACATGGCAAAGCTGGTTTCGCTGAAAGCTATCGCTGATTATCTTGGCAACGCTGTTGCGAAGTTTAACGACTTCTATGAAGCGACAGACCTGTTCCATAATGCTATGGGCAATTTGAGCGGTGAAGCCGATACGCTCATTAGCAAGATGCAGGGTTTGCTTGGCGTTGACCCGACCAAAGCGATGACCTACATGGCTACCATCCAGAGCTTGGGTACTTCGTTTGGTCTGACCAGCGACAAAGCATACATTCTGTCTAAGAACCTGACCCAGCTTGCCTATGACGAAGGCTCCTATTGGAACAAGGACGTTGCAGAGACCTTTACCGCAATGTCCTCCGCAATCTCTGGTGAGATTGAGCCTATTCGCCGTTTGGGCATTGACCTGTCTCAGGCACGGTTACAGCAGGAACTTCTTGCTTTGGGCTTTAACAAGCAGGTTTCTAGCTTGTCTCAGGCAGATAAGGCGGTTCTGCGTTACATTGCCATTATGAAGCAGACTGCCAACGTGCAGGGCAACCTTGCACAGACCATCCAAAGCCCTGCGAACCAGATTAAGATTCTGAAAGCGCAGTTGGATATGCTGGCGAAGTCTGTTGGCTCTCTGCTTTACCCCGCCATGAAATCCATTCTTCCCCCGCTGATTGCCGCTGTTCAGCTCATTCGAGAGCTTGTTGAGTGGGTTGCAAAGCTGATGGGTGTGAAGGTCGTGTTTACTGATTTCACCAAGAGCGCTGATAGCGTTGGCGGTATCGGTGACGCAATGGATGACACGGCAGACTCCACCAAGAAAGCCGCCAAAGCCCTCAAGGACTACACGATGGGTTTTGATGAACTGAACATCATTGACCCCACACAGGGAAGCTCTGGCTCTGGCGGCGGTGCATCTGCTGGCAACATCTTGGGCGATGTAGACCTGTCCGGTTACGATATGTTCAAGCAGTACAACGAAGAGTTTGCAAAGCAGATTGATGCTATCAAGCAGAAAATCAAGGCTATGCTTCCTCTTATAGCGACTGTAGCAACCGCTTTTGCCGCTTGGAAGCTTACAAATCTTATTACGGATATTGTGGACGCTATCTCCAAAATGAACGCGCTGAAATCCATTGTTTTGGGTCTTGGTGTTTTTACAGTGGGCATCGTCCTTGAGATTACAGGCATTAAAGACGCGATTGAAAATGGCGTAAATGGAAAAAATTTTGCTGAAATTGTTCTTGGCGCTTTGATTGGGACTACAGGCGCAGCCATTCTTGGCAAAGGAATTGCTCAGTTTATCGTGACCGGCTTTGGCAATACTGCTGTTGGAGCGGCCATTAAAGCAGCTGGCGGCTCTACTGCTGGCGCGATTATTGGAGCAGCAGTTGGCGGAGTAGTAACCGGCATACCTATGTTTGTAACGGGCGTTTATGATGCTGTCAAGAATGGCTTAAACACGTTAAATGGAATTTTGATTCCGCTTGGCTCGACAATGACTGGCGCAGGTATTGGTGCAATTATCGGCTCTCTTGGAGGCCCGATTGGTACAGGCATCGGTGCGTTGATTGGTTTGATTGTTGGCGGTCTGACCGATGTCGGTATTGCGATTTATCAAAACTGGGACAAAATTACAGAATCTCTCGACAAGGCAAGCGAGAGCTTAAAAAACTGGTTTGTAGGCGTTGGCGAGTGGTGGAATGAAAAGTGGCAAGGGTTCAGCGCTAACTTTCAGACTGCATGGGAAAGCCTGCCTGGGTTTGTTCAGCATCCGATTCAGGCGCTTGACCAAGCGAGTGCAGGCTTGAAGCAGTGGTTTGTCGGCGTTGGTGAGTGGTGGAACCAGAAGTGGGCTGGATTCAAAGAAAACTGGGACAAGGCTTGGAACAGTTTGGTTGATACGATCAAAAATCTCCCCGCAAAATTTTTGGACTATGGCAAAAACATCGTTCAGGGCTTGATTGATGGCATCAACAAAGGCATTGAGAACGCAAAGAAAACTGTTGGTGGACTTGCAAAAGCCATCATTGACAAGTTTACAACTGATACTGATATCAATTCTCCTTCCAAGGTTTTTGAACAGTTTGGTATCTATGTCGATCAGGGCCTTGCAAACGGCATCGCCGCCGCTCAAGGCTATGTTGATGAAGCCATGCAGGGTCTTATCAATGGCGTGACCAATGCTGGAAACCAGTTCATCGAACAGGGCAAGCAGACTGGTATTGGCTTTGTAAACAACCTTGACCAGACTCTCACCAGCACTTGGCAGCAGCTCGATACCAACTTGCAGAATGATTTCTTTGGCACCATTCAAAACCTTTGGGAAGCCGCTCAAAGTGGCGATGTGAAGACCATCGGTACGACGATTGCTGCCGTGTTGTGGCACGCAATGGGCGAAGAGCAGCGCACGCAAATCAAGACTATCGCAACCAATATGATTACCGACTTGAGCACGCAACTGACCAATGCGTTGTCTACGCTGTCCGCACAGGCGTATCAGATTGGCGGCGAGCTTCTAAACGGCATTACCTCGAAATTCGGCGAGATTTTGCAGAAAACCAAACAGCTTGGCGGTTCCCTCAGCTCAACGTTCCAGGCTGTAAGAGGGCCGTTAAAATCTGTCGCTACGGCAATCAGCGCGGCGTTGTCTGGAGGTCTTGCAAGCGCGTTCCCGACCATCTATGCGTCTATGGGCACTCTGATTTCTACCATTGGCGCATCGTTCGTGGCGATGCTTAACGCTATTGGTGCGGCTTTGTCTGCTACCATTTTCGGTATTCCCGCTGGACTGGTTGCTCTGGGTGCTGCGGCTGTCCTGGCTGCTTCCATTGCCAGCATCGCTGGTGGCATGGGCGGTAAAAAGAGCTCTTCCAGTAGCTCCTATGGCTCTACTGGCTACGATGAATCCGACTTGGGGCAGATTGATTACAGCAATGTTCCTGGAACATCTCAATACAACGATGCAAACAGCGGATTGCAGAGCAGCTATACTGCAAGCGCAACACAGCAACTCAGTGCATCGGAAATCAAAGAAGCTGTGTACAACGGCGCGTATAACGCACTGTTAGATTATAAGCAGCGCTACAGCCACGAAGATAAGAACAATATCATCAAGTTGTTTATCGATGGCAAGCAGGTTACTGCCGCAGTTGAAAAGACGCAGAGTGACCGCGGGCGTGCCATCATGGGCAACGAAGCATACAGTTACTAAGGAGGTGGCTCACTTTGGCAATTCCGGCGCTCATTACGATTGACGGCAGAGAAATGCCTGAGCCGTCTTCTTATGAAGCGACAACCAGCACGATCGTTGACTCTGGCCGTAATGTGCAGGGCAAGGTGGTCGGCTCTGTTGTTCGGCATGACGTGGCGAAAGTTTCCGTGAAATGGAACTACCTTACTGCTGAACAATGGGCCGCTGCCATTAGCCCCTTCACTACCAAGTTTTACTGCTCCGTTCGGTTTTTAAACCAAGCCACGAACGCATACGAGACGCGGCAGATGTATGTTTCCGATCGAACGGCTGGTATGTGGCGTAGAGGGCCTAAAACCGGCAAGATAATGGGCTGGACTAATTGCGCACTTGCGCTTGTGGAGGTTTGATGTATGGAACATCCATCTCAAGCATGGCTTGATAAGTTCAACGATACTCTTGTGCCGGAAGAGTTTGTTGAGATTTCTTACAATAGCACCGAACCAGGCGTTCAAGAGGATGCCACCGCAAGCGCAACTGCACAGGTTCCTTTTGGTAATATCGAAAATACCACGAAGGAACTTGACCGTGTATTGACGAAATATGCAACAGGGGAAACAAATCTGCACGTTCTGGACGGTAGTTTCAGATTGTTGCCGGATTCTGTCCCCTATGGGGATGCTGGTTTTATCAGCCAGACGCTTGTAAGCGATTCCAACCACCCGCGCATTATCCTTTCGTTCGGCAGCGTGCACACACGTGCCGTTCCCGGTTTGACGATTGTTTGGTCGTCCATGATGAATGAATGGGCAACTAAATTCAAGCTCACGGCTTATAAAGGAACCTCCGTTGTGAGCACCATCACTGTATCGAACAACAGAAGCGTTTATTCTGAGACCGAATGGGAAATTTACGGTTACGACTCCATTGCCATTGACATTCTGGAATGGAGCATTCCAAATCGTCGTGCTCGCATTGAATGGATCATGGTCGGCCTTCACAAGGTATATAGCAAAAAAGACCTTGTTTCGTACACGCACACATCCAGCCGAGACCCGATCTCGGCGCAGCTTCCTAAAGACAGCATCGAATTCTCTTTGGACAACAGCCAAAAAACGTGGGATGCTATCAACCCTCGCGGCATGTTTCGATATCTGTATGAACGGCAGGAAGTGGACGTCCGTTATGGCATGGATGTGGATGGAGAAACGCAATGGATTAATGGCGGCAAATTCTATCTTTCGGAATGGAGCGTCCCTTCTAATGGCCTGGAAGCGTCTTTCACGGCTCGTGATGCCCTTGAGTTCATGATGACCTCAAACTACACGGGTCGAAAGACGGGCACGCTTTATCAGATGTGCTACGACGCACTGGAGACGTTGCCCTCTAATGTTCCTTCGTTCTACATTTCCGAAGAGCTAAAAGAATACAGCACCGATATTTCTTCCGAAAAAACTTCGTACAAGAACTCAGACATCCTGCAATTGGCCGCAAACGCAGCGGGTATGGCTTTGTACCAGACGCGAGATGGTCACATTCGTATCGAGCGAGTCAACTTGACCGCAGAAGAGGGAACTGAAGTATACGAGATTCCAGTTATCAATAACTTCCAGTGGCCTGAAATCTCTTTTGCGTCCCGCGTCAAGAATGTGTCTTGCAACGTTAATGGCAAAGAGCATCTGTACCCGGAAGGCTCTAACGCGGAAGGCGTCACCCAGACCGTCAGCAACGAGCTGCTGACCGAAGCAATGCTTGTCAAGAGCAAGAACTCCATCACTGAAGCTTATGCTATGCTAGCAAACCGCAAAAAGGTCGAACTTGAGTATCGCGCCAGCCCGCACATCGATGCATTTGACCACGTAAAATTCAATCACAACTTTGGCTACGCATCCAGCGTCTTCGTAACGGAAAGCAAATACCAGTATACGGGCTGTTTCAAAGGCACGATTTCCGGCTATGTCCTGGCAGACGTTTCGTCCGTGTCTTTGTCCTCGTCTTCTCTGTCGTTGATTTACAATGAGCCAAAGGTGTTGACCGCAGAACTTCTGCCTTATGACCCCGACTTGCCTACTGTCAGCTGGCGCGCTTCGCCGGAAGGAATCGTCACGCTTCGCGTTCTTACAAACGAATCCGGCAAATCCACCTGTGAGGTCAAGTACAATCGCAAGGGAAATGCTACCGTTTCGGCATACGTTGGCTCTGTCAGCTCGTCAATCCCGGTCGTCAACAACTCTCCTTCTTTGTACTTGAGCACACGCGCTCTTGGCGTTCGTTGGGGCGCTCCGCAGGATATCACCGCAACGTTTGTACCTAATAACTACGGGGCTCCTGAAATCAACTGGTCTGCGTCTCCTTCTGACGTTGTTCGGCTGGATATCGTAGCCAAGAGCAACGGTTCTTCGACCTGTCGCGTGACCTGGCTCAAAAAAGGTAGCGCAACAATTACCGTTACCGCTGCTGAGGAAAAATCAACCTGTTCTGTCGTTGCAAGCCCTGCTACAATTGGCTCTCTTCCCATCGGAACAACACTTTATATCAAAGAAAGCAATCAAAGAACCGCATTTGTTCTTGCAAAGCATGATTATGAAGAAGCTTCTTCTAAGTGGCCAACATTCCCCGGAAACGGAAAAGGCCTTTCTTTGCTCGCTCGTTCTTCCAAGACTGTACTTTCGCATGTGTGGAGCACCGAAAGTGCTTCCTATGATAGTCGTTTTACCAATATATATTCCGGTAGCACTATTGACGAGTGGTTGAACGGCGAATATTTCAGAACGCTCGACTCTAGTATTTCCAGTAAAATCAAGAATACAAACATCCGAGTTTCTCCCGGTCCTCAGACTTATAAAGACGATGACGGCAATTCTCATACGACTGATGGCTCTGCGGTCACTTGGATATCTCGCAAAGTTTTTCTCTTGTCTGCAACAGAACTTGGCATGAGCTCTAACGTTTCTGGCATTACTAAGGAGGGCACGGCTTTGCCGAATTGCAGTGAAATGCTTTACAACATTATCGGAAGTTCTAATTATGCATGGACTCGCTCAAGATGTTTTGATGCAACGCCATTCGCTTATCCGGAATTTTTCAAGTATAACAATTCTGCTGTTGTTTCTTCGTCCAAGTCTAATAATAGCTATTATACATATACGACAATTTCTGATGTCACAAAAAAGTATCCTGTTCTCCCGGCATTTACTCTTCCAGCCACATTGGAAGTTGATGTTAATGGAAACGTTCTTACTTAACAAGGAGACTTTATGGCAACATGGATTACAGACCGAACGCAGGCAGACGTTGACCGCGTGAACGAACTGCACGATAAAGCCAACGTTGGAACGTGGACGGAAGAAGAGCGGATAGAATGGGCAGCTGGCATGAAAGGTGCGTTGAGCTACATGGACTACAACCGCATCGAAAGTGGTGTGTCCGAGCTTGCCGCTACACTTGGCGCGTCTGTTTCTATCAAAACGAACTGGACGGTGGAAGGATACATGACCACAAGCGACGCAAATCGCTGGCTATCGAACGTATCTAACATTCGGGCCAAGTGCAGCGGCCCCGGTGGTCTGCCAAGCACTCCAACCAGCATGGATAAGTTGGCATACAAGACCATGAATAAAATCGAAGAAATTTTGGCCAAGATAGAGCGAATCGCAAACGATCATTTGCTTTACTGCGACGAGCCAATCTGTGGAGGTGAACCTTACTATGGTATTTGTTGACCGCAAGGCAAAGTACCCAGGCCGATGGACAATGAAAAAATCTGACGGCACATCGGAAGTTGTCACGTTGGTTCGCAATGATGAACCTGAGGTTGAAGGCACTCCGATGAACGCGGAGACGCTGAATACTTTAAGTGACGTTGCGGGCGCGGATGTTGCGCGTATACAGGCGGAAACTGCCGCAAAGAAGTCGGAGGAAGACCGTAAGAAAGCGGAAGCTGCCGCAGGAAACGCCGTCAACGACGCAACAAAGCTTATCAAAGGCTACACAGACAGCGCTCTCGCCAGCAAAGAAGCTGCCGAGAAAAGTCGGATTGATGCCAACACATCCCGCGAACAAGCTCAAAAAGCGCAGAAAGCTGCAGAGGACGCCGCAGAACTGGCTGGCTCAAGAGCTGGAACAGATAAGACCTTAAGTAAAGAAAACGCTCCAGCAGATGCAAAGGCTGTTGGGGACGCGCTAGACATCAATAAGCTTATTGAAGCCTTAGATGTAGAAAACAATATCCCTAAAGATTCAGATTACTTTGTTGGACAGCATGTTAATGGCGAAAACGAGTCTGCTGTGAGTTATCGCCGCAAGCCACTGAGCGCTCTCTGGAACTGGATTAAAGCGAAACTTGGAAGCGCTGCGTTCAAAGCAACTCGGACGCTGACGAGTGTAGGACCAAGTGGCTGGAAAGATGCTGCAACCGACCAGCAGTATGTGCCGGATATGGGTTTTATGGCCTATTGGAATGGCGCATACAGCGGAACTGCGTCGAATCTGGCATACTGCAATCAAGGTGCATTTGGAAGTATGACCAAAGTGGCGGCACGACGGAATCACAATACAAGTGATATGTGGATTCCAGTCTGGTCAGGCGACAATTTGGACTACATCCTGAAAAGCGAGTTGAACGTGAAGTACGCTAATGGCGCAGGCAACGCGAACGGTTTTACCTTTGGTGCACAATCAAGCGACCCCGGTGCGAACTCTAGCTTGACGACCAATAAAGTTCTGTTTGTCTACGAATAAGTTCAAAATGGAGGATGACATGGACGAGAAGACGATCGCGCCGGGCTACGAAGTGCCCGTATTGGACGAAGAGAAGAACGACAACTATGCTGCGGTGGAAGCGGCGGTGAACGAGCACAACGAGACCGCACAGCCGGGCGAGACGTACTGGGGCATCTCCCTCGAAAACGAGAAGTACACCGTATACGAGTACGGTGAAGTGCCCACCCCGCCCACCGAGGAAGAGCAGATGGAAACGCTGCGGGCGAAAAAGCTGGAGGAAGCCTCCGACGCCTGCGAAGCGGCCATCACGGCGGGCATCGACGTACTGTTCGGGGACGGGACGCAGGAGCATTTCTCGCTGGAAGTGCCCGACCAATCCAACATCGACGGTGTGTTCAACGCGGTGATGCTGGGGGCCACGGCCTACCCCTACCATGCGGACGGGAAGCAGTGCAAGCTGTACTCCGCCGCCGACATCGTGACGCTGTACACGGCAAAGCAGAGCACCATCACCCAGCAGACCACCTACAACAACGCTTTGCGGCAGTGGATCGGCCGGGAGACGAGCCTTGAGGTGCTGAAGGGCATCTTCTATGGCGTGGAGCTGCCGGAGGACCTGAAAGCCGAGGTGGCGGACATCCTGCAGAAGGCAAAAGAGCAGGTGGAGGTCATTGCAAAGAAGCTGGAGCCCTCTCAAGCTCGCTGACGCTCGCCAGCTCTCCCAAAGGGCGAGCCCTTGGCAAAGAGGAAAGGCTTGTGCGAAAAATTCAAAATGGAGCAATGGAGCGATGAAACGGGAATTTGTGAAACTATCCATCTTAGCGGCGCTGGGCGGGTTGCTCTACATGGGAGTGGAGCTGCTCTGGCGGGACCGCACCCACTGGACCATGGGCATCGTGGGCGGGGTATGCTTTGTGCTCATCGGGGGCTTAAACAACTACCTGCCCTGGGAAATGCCCATCTGGAAGCAGGCGCTCTGCGGCAGCGCCCTGGTGACCGCCGTGGAGCTGGTGGCGGGGATCATCCTGAATTTATATCTGGGCCTCGGCATCTGGGACTACTCGGGCCTGCCCTGCAACCTGCTGGGACAGATCTGCCTGCCGTTCAGCCTGCTGTGGGTGGCGATGAGCGTTCTCTGCATTTTTGTGGACGACGCGCTGCGGTGGAGGCTGTTCCACGAGGAGAAGCCGCACTACCGATGGCTTTAAGGAGAAATCAAAATGGGAAAGAATTTATTTGTGGGCGTCGGCGGCAAAGCCCGGCACGTCAAGGCCCTGTACGTCGGCGTCGGCGGAAAGGCAAGAAAAGTCAAGAAAGTGTACGTCGGCGTCGGCGGGAAGGCCAGGCTGGTGCACCAGAGCTATGTGGCGGTGACGGGAATTACACTGACACTGAACGACAAATATGCCGACAAACCAACCATCACCGCAGTATTTACACCGAGTAACGCGACGAACCAGAAAGTAACATGGAATACTACAGCCCCATCTGCAGTATCTGGCATTGGCATCTTAAGCTCAAACGATACGACCTGTGTTCTTTCACATACTAGAAACTCGAACGTAAGTACAATTCTGACGGCAACAAGCGCGGATGGAGTAACCGTACAATACCGTGTAGAGTTTATCTATAGTCTACAGAAATATTGGACCATTACCAAGATATAAAGCGGATGGTGTAAAAAGAAAAAGCAGACAGCTGGAAAGACTGCCTGCGAACCATCGCAATACGCTGTCGATAAATAATCTGTAAAATTTCAAAATGGAGGTGAAAACCATGGGAATCGAAAGTTATTCCCTCGCTAGAATACAATATTCTAATAAACAATAAGGAGGCACGATATGAAAGCACTCTTTGATTTTATCTCCAAGCTTCTTGCAGCCCTCTCCCGCGCTGCCGGAGACAAGGCAGAGGAGCCGGACGCCCCCACTCCTGAAAAAGTGTCCACTGTGGACACCGTACCGGGCTGGACGGGTGAGCCGCCCTACCGCTACATCGACGTAAGCCGGTATCAGGGCAAAATCACCCTCGACGGCTGGCGCAAAATTAAGGCGGCTGGCTACAAAGGTGTCATGCTCAAAACGGTCTCCACGAATTCGAAGATGAGCAAGCGGGCAGACGGTCTTTACATCGACCCGACCTTTGAGCGCAACTACCGCGGTGCCCGGGCCGCTGGGCTGGACGTTGGCGTTTACTACTACACCTACGCCACCAGCGAGGCGATGGCCAATGCAGAGCTGGCCCTTGTGCGGGAAGCGGTGCGGGGCAAAGAGCTCACAATGCCCGTGTGCGTGGACGTTGAAGAAAACAAGCTCAAGCCCCTCTCTACCCTTGACCTTACCAACGTCGTGGCCTATTCGCTGGAAAAGGTGGAAGCCATGGGTTTTTACGCCCAGCTGTACACCTACACGGGCTACAGCTATGAGCTGGACATGCAGCGCCTGGCAGGCCGCTGGGACGTCTGGCTGGCCGACTACACGGGCAAGACGCCCAAGGTGAATTACATCTACCACGCCCACCAGCACACCAGCAAAGGCTCTGTTCCGGGCATCTCCGGCAACGTAGACTTGAACGTTACCACCCGCAACTACCCGAAGATCATCAAAACAAAGGGCCTGACGCGGCTCAGGGAGGGCACATGACTGAAAAAGAGGCTTTGATTTGGATTGTGGGCATCTTGGGTAGTGCGTGCACGGCAGCGATTACGCTGGACAAGGTGCTGGACATCATCCACAAGTACATCAAAAAGGCACAGGCTCCCAACGATGCACAGGACAAGCGGCTGGATGAGCTGGACAGGCGCGTGGGAGTGCTTGAGGCGGGCTACTCTAACCACTCTGCCGCTCTGGGCCGCGATCTGGAGCATTTTGGGGCGCTGGAAAACGCCATCACCATCCTTTTGCGCTCCAACCGCGCCGTTTTAGGCGCTCAGTTGTCAGGTGATAATATCAAAGCAATGGAGCAGAGTGCGGAGGAAATCGACAAATTTTTGTATGAGAGGAGAGAAAACGCATGGACGCAGCAGCAAAAATCCTGAGCGCCGTCCCGGGCCCGGTGGCCCTTGCACTGATGCTGGGCGGCTTCATCTTCTACGCCCTTGGCTGCATCCGGCTGGGGTATGGTGCAGCAGTCAAGCCCACCGTGCTCCAGCTCATCGAGCAGGCAGAGCACGAGATCCAGGGAACCAAAAAAGGTGCGGAGCGCAAAGCCTGGGTGGCTCAGATGCTCCGCGCGGCCCTGGCCACAAGCAAGTACGGGAAATTCATCTCGTGGGCCATCACCGATGAGACCATCGGCATCGTGATTCAATTTTTCTTTGACCGCATGAAAGCGGCACTGCAAAAGCAGTAAGGAGGATATCATGGCTGTACCTATGTGCGGCATTATTGCCGCTTCTGCAAACGCTATGAATCAAGCCCGCAAGCATAAAAAGGTGTGCAACCTGAAAGGCGACAATCGAGAGTTTTGCAAAGATTGCCTTCTTGACAAATATGGCGAGTGCATCGAAAAGCGGGCAGATAAGGAGTAAAACCATGAGTAGCACTGCATACGAGCATTTTGTTTGCACCAACAAAATGTATGCCGCACAAGAGCAATTTCGTGATATCACGAAAATGGTCTGCGTATGTTTTCGTGGCTTCACGAAAACATGCCATCTCGGTAACGCCCCCGTAATGGTGCGCAACGCCGGACAGCTGCCGCAGCCTTTCTGGCTCGGTGCTGCCTGTGGCGGCGGCTCGTGTAGTGCTGCCCGCTGCGCTGCAAGGACTTGACCGGAAGCAAATGACCGCTGCTATCAAAAGCGCACCGCTTGGGAGGGTAGACCGAAAGATAGCTCTTTTGCGGTACGTTGAGCGGCTCCCACTGCCGGACATTGCAGCACAGACGCATTACAGCCGGACGGCGGTAAGCTATCGGCTGAAAAGCATTGAAAAAATGCTGGATGTGTGATACTATACTTTTAATTGGGTGCGTTTTCTTGTGAAACGCATTGAAGCGGCAGGCTTTCGGGTCTGCCGCTTTTCTTTTTGCACGAATTATGGTATAATTATCTTAACAAATCCACCCGGCCTCTCGAAGAAGCGCATTAGGGTGTATATCTGAACCCGCTAAGCCTCTCAACGATGCGTATCATGGCGGGTCTTTTAAGATGATACAGTCTCCCGCCCGCCTACTTACAGTGCGTACTATGCGGGAGACGATTTTATATGGTGATGCTTATGTGCAATACAAAAGAAGAACGAGTGGCAAGAATCGCAAAATACTATACAACCTTCCACCTTTTTGGCGATTGGTATCTTGTTAGGCGATATCCTAAACACTTCCATAGTTGGAAGCGGTTCATCCCGTTTTACATTCCTATGCACTTAGGAGTCCCAGATTGAAATGCTACGGCATTTGTAGAGAGCGGCATTGCCTGTGGGCGGTTCCGCTCTTGATTTTACAAAAAATCCCCTGTTTTGTCGAAGACCTGCGTGCCACGCGGGGTACTTTGTAGGCAAAACGGTGGAGTTTTTTGCAAATAAAACGGTAAAACTTTCTGTTTTGTCATCATTTTATATAAGTATATTTATATCTTTAAGTGCTCATGTGGATTTTTCCGTGTGGGCGCTTTTCTTTTTTTGTCCTTCGTTGTGCCTTCGTTGTCCTTCGTTTTTTGCCGATGCGGTACACTGGTCACATCAGGAGGGATGTATTATGATGAGCTATTATCCGACACCCGGAGCGCCTTACGTTCCGCAGCAGTCTGTCAATCCTTACGGCGGCATGGGCACGGTAGGGCTTGCCACTCCCCTGCCAAACACACAGATGCAACAGGCACAGCCGCAGCGTCCGCAGCCGATGAATGGGCAGCAGCCTGTTCAGCAGTCGGCACAGGACGGAGGTTGGTTACTCGGCAGACCTGTTTCTAGCAGGGAGGAGTTTTTGGCGATACCGTCCGACCTGTACGGCAGACCGACCTACTGCCCAGACTTGCGCAGCGGCGTGATCTACTGCAAGCGGCTTAACCCGGATACCTGCGAATCCTATGTGCAGGAGTTTTACAGCCCGGAAGCATGGCGGCAAATGCAGGCGCAACAGGCACAGCAGACCGCTGCACCGACACAGCAGTATGTGCCTATTGAGCAGTACAACGCCCTCGTCCACCGTCTGGATGAGCTGGAAAAGTGGCAGAAGAGCTTTTCGAAGCCCACTGCCGCAGCAAAGAAAGGAGAATAAGCGATGCCCTCTCCGTTTGATGTGATTACGCACAGCCCCATCATGCAGCTTGCGAACCTTGCCCGTGCCGGACAGAACCCGATGGGGCTTATCCAGCAGTTGAGCGGGCAGAACGCACCCATCATGCAAGGCTTGAACCTGATTCAGGGCAAAAACGAAACGCAGCTCCGAACGATGGCGCAGAACCTCGCCAAAGAGCGTGGCATCGACCTGAATCAGCTGGCAAGCGCTCTGAACCTGACGCTGCCCCGGTAAAGCATCCCTCTAAGCGAAACGCTTCTCAGTTTTGCGGACTTGATAAAAACCGCTTTTGTTTGGCTTCGCCCACCGCACACGGCGGTGGGATGGCATAACGCAAAACTGAAAGGAGTTTTGTTATGGACGATTTTGCAACTGGTTATCTGGCTGGGCAGGACGGTGGCAATAACAACGGCGGATTTTTCGGCAACGAAGGTCTGTGGGCGGTTATCATCCTCGCCATCATCTTCGGCTGGGGTACAAACGGCTACGGTCGAAACGGTGGTGACAACGGCATGAACAGCTACATCCCCTATCTGGTCGGCACTGGCGCAACTGGTCAGGGTGGCGCAGATACTCGTGCGGCTCTGTCTGAAGGCTTCTACCAGCAGGACACTTCCCGTTCTCTGGCTGGCATTCAGAGCGGTATCTGCTCTCTGGGCTATGACCAGCTGGCGCAGATAAACGGAGTCAACGCCAACATCGCAAACGGCTTTGCGGGCGTGAACAGCGCCATCTGTCAGCTCGGCTACCAGAACGCACAGCTCGTGAACGGTCTGGAACGCAGCGTGTCCAACGGCGACAACGCCATCAGCCTCGCCATCATGCAGGAGGGCAACGCACGGCAGGCGGGTCAGACCGCACTTTCCACGCAGCTTGCATCTTGCTGCTGCGAGAACAAGCAGCTCATCGGCGACCTGAAGTACACCATTGCACAGCAGGACTGCGCTACCCGTCAGGCTATCGCAGACAACGCCCGTGCCATCGTGGACAACTGCAACGCCAATTTCCGCAGCATGATGGACTACTTCACGCAGGATAAGATTGCCACTCTGACCGCTGAGAACCAGAACCTGAAGTTCGCTGCTTCTCAGGATCGTCAGAATGCGCTTCTGACCACTGTGATGTCCCAGCAGACCGATACCATCCTGAACCGGGTCAATCCTCGTCCGATTCCCGCTTATCAGGTGGCAAACCCCAACGTGGGCGTGAACTGCTGCGGCTGCTGCTAACCTACACACTCCCCGATAACACCGGGTGAACCATCGGGGCAGGGGTAAGACACCTCTGCCCCTGATTTTTTAGGAGGAAAACATTATGGCTTGCAAAACAAGCTGCAAACTCTGCCCGCACTTGGTCATCAGTCAGGCGGTCACGTTTGCCAACGACACGCTGACCATCAATATCCCTGCTGGCGCATACCAGAACGGAGAGAAGTATTGTATCGTGGTTGCTCAGAGCTTGCCGGACACGACTACCATCAACGCCCCTGTGGTCATTACCATAGGTGCAGGCACGACCGCGTACCCTCTGACCGATTGCAACTGCGCTCAGGCAACCGCCGAGAGCATCCACACCCGCACCCGCTACGCTACCCGTGTGGCAACGTCTGCAACCGGCACCGGCACGTTTAAGTATCTTGGCTGCTTCTGCCGCTCCCACGCCGGTGCGCCTGCGTCCATTTCTTGAGGAGGTATAGATTATGGGCAAGAATAATTTTCGCCGCATGATGATGCTCCGCGACCACGACAAAGACCGTGAGCCGGAACGTGACCGCCTTGAGGAAGAGCGTGACCGCAGGGAACGTGAGCTGGAACGCCGTCTGCGTAAGCTGGAAGATGGCAGCGACCGCTATCCTTACTATCCGCAGGAGGAAAACCGTTACATTGACCCCTACCCTATCCCCCGCTACCCTGACGTAGAGTACGAGCGCAAGATGCCGCAGATTGGCTTCTCGCAAAACGGAGACTGGGACAAGCGGTCTGGGCAGTATGAGCATGGCGGTGCGGACAGCCGCTCCATCAAGATGCCACGCAAGCACCTTACCCACGATGAAGCAGAGGAATGGTGCGACAGCATGGTGAATGCTGACGGCACAAAGGGCTGTCACTGGACGCTGGAACAGACACAGGACGTTGCCAAACAGCGCAACATCACTTGTGACCCGAACGATTTCTGGGCTGTTATGAACATGATGTACTCGGATTATTGTCAGGTCGCAAAACGCCAGTCTGTTGACACTCCGGGCTTCTATGCTGACATGGCAAAGGCGTTCCTTGAGGACGCAGATGCCGCAGATGGCAAGGCATATCTCTACTGGGATTGCGTGACAGAGAAGTGAAACAAAAGAGGGGGTGTGCCCAAAATTGGACAGGCCCCCTCTTTATTTACTATCAGCACTGAAAATTCAGTTATGACCAGAGCGCAATTTTGCGCTTTGATAATTAGTGGCGAAAAATTCCGCCACTAAATCAGCCTAAATCAATCTGGTCTTTCGATGCTGCAACGGACAGGTTGTAGATGTACTCCCCTGCCGTGAATCCGTGCTTGCGTGCTTCTCTCGTAACGAACGTCCGCTCGCTGTCGCTCATAAGAATTGTGATTCGCTTGCTACGTTTGCCGTCACCCTTCTGCCCCTGATGGGAAGTGTAAGGCTGAATCTCCATCGTGCGCTTTGCATCGCTGACAGATAGGTTGGTAAGAGCAATCATAATCTGCTGGTTCTGCTGAACGATGGCTTGCAAGACTTCCGTGTTCTTCATCAGCACTTGCAAGATTGCATCGTTCTGCGCGTCAGGCTTGTTCTCCTGCTGGTTCATACTGTAAGAGCCAGTCTTGCGAAGCGTAGGAAGCACATCATGCGTTACCCATCTCTTAAAACGGCGAAGCTTCTCAATCCTTTCCTTGATTTCGATGGGGTACTCATCTGACACCCCATGATTATGCGCTTTTTGCGGCTGCATTGCAAAAAGAAGAGCATATAACCCGGATTCGTTGATAACAGTCACTGTTTGCTCACGCCCAAGAGAATCTTTGATTTTCAAGGAACGCTTATCGCAATCGTCAATTCGTCCGATGCTTCTATTTGGGTTCTTGTCTTGAAACGCATTACATACATCCCTACCGACAAACCAGTACTCTCCGTTTTTCACAAATGTTCTGATTGAGCCAAACTCTTCGTTCTTAAAGATTTGAAGTGCGTTTCTGTTATCCATCATATCCTCCATATTCAACTGTTTGGCATCTTCCACGCCGACCTCATACGCCTTGTAAGTGATGCGAGATAACGCTTCCGCAATCTCATAATCATCCTTATTGAGCGGACGACCATTGTTGTTTTTCTTGAAGTTTTCGAGAATCTCTTCTTTCGTTGCCGGAATGTTCATTGGCTTTACCACAAAAATCTTGCTTGTAATGCAACTATGAAGATGATATAATGGATTTATCACCCATAATCGCATGGAGTGTAATCCCTTAAACTGCCGGTGACCGCCAAGTTACGAACAGTTTAGGGGATTTTTTATTTTTGATGTTCAAGCCATTGCTGGACAGCTTCACGAACGGCTTCTCCCTTAGAAATGCCGTTTTTTTCGCAATAATCCGAAAGCTGTTTGTCAGTATTCACGTCCAAACGGACGCTTGTGCGAACACTGTTCGGGTTTTCCAGCTTTGGTCTTCCCATTTTTGCACTCATGCGTTCACCTCCACTTTTGAGCGCACATTAAGTATACTATTTGTGTGCTTAAAAGTCAATACCTACTACCGGAAGATACAGTTTGCAGGTATATCGTGTTTCACGACATACCTCAATCCTCCAAGAAATCTTCCAACTCAATCTTCCCATCTGCCGCAGCAGCAGCCAGAGCGTACACATACTGCCCGATGGTCATTCCGTGCCGTCTGGCTTCACGGTTGATATACTTACGTTCTTCCTCGCTCATAAGGATGGTAATGCGCTTAGAACGTTTGCCGTCACCGCTTGCAACGCCCTGATGCGATTCCGGCATCGGGATTTTTTTCTTTGTCAAGCCAGCTTCAGCTAGTGCACCGGACACATCGCCTTGTTCGATAAGACGTTGAACTTCCTTCGCCTGCTTCAGCTTCTTTGGCTTGCTTTCGCTGACTACGGCATTGTTTGGCTGTGTTCCGCTGTCTTTGGCTTGCTTCGGCTTAATATTGCTTAACTGTGCTTCATTGGGCTGTGTACGGCGGTCTGTGGCTACACTTAGCTTAATCTGCTCTTGTTCGGCTTCGTTCGGCTTTACTTGGCTTACTTCTTCTTCCTTTGGCTCACTTCGGCTTAATGGCTGCTCCGAAAAAATAGGCTGAAAATCAAACCCGCCCAACAAGCCGGATGCTTTTTTGCTGGTTGATTTCATTCCTCTTCGTCCTCCATTTTTGCTCCGCAACAAGCACAGAACCTTGTCTCTCGGTACATTTTCGGATAACGTGCAATCTTATAATGGCAGTTTGAGCATTCGAGCCAATTCCAATGCTCTCCATCCTCGTCCACTCGATGATGAGCTTCCCACTTTGCCGTTTCTTTCGGCTGAATTTCATCCATCAATTTTACATGGCGAATCACATTTTCTAAAACATCGCATACACTTGCTGTTTCACTACGAAATCTTGCTTGATCAGCTTGGTTTTGCAAATAGTAATTTACAAGTTCATCGGAATCAATCAGTCTCATTTTTCTTTCTCCCCCACAATCATCTGCGCCAAGGCCTTGAAATCCTCTGCGCTGGTACTCTTTGCCGTGTCACCACTAAACAGACTGTGCCGTTCTGCCTGTGCCTTACGAACGCCCATAGACGGTCTAATCTTCACGTCTAACAGCGTTGTACCCATGCTCTGTGCAATCACAGGAAGCTGCTCCACAACCTCTTTGGACAGGTTCTCACGGCTCTTGTACTGGTTCAGAAGCAGGCCTTCAATCTTCAAAGTCGGATTGAAGTATCTGCGAACATCGCCAATGGTCTGCGAAAGTTGGCTCAAACCAGCCAGTGCGTATCGGTCTGCTGTGATGGGAACGATGATGCTGTTGGCGGCGATCAGCGCGTTCACAAGCGCAAGACCAAGCTGCGGGGGCGTGTCAAGCACGATGTAATCATACCGCCCGGACACGCTCTCAAGGGCTTCTCGCAGCCGGAAGTTCTTGCCCATGTCCCGGACAAGCTGCTCGTCAATGTCCTTCAAAGCGCTGTCGGACGGCAGAATATCACCAGCTTCACAGTGCTGGATTCCTTCTTCGACCGTTCCTTGCCGGGTCATTACATCAAACAGGGTACATACGTCCTCTGTCCGTGCGCCGTAGGTGTCCGTTGCGTTGCACTGGGCATCGCAGTCCACCAGCAGAACTTTCTTGTCAAGCAGTTGCAACGCGCCAGCCAGACAGGTGCTTGTTGTGGTCTTTCCTGTGCCGCCCTTCTGGTTGGCGACCGCTATGATTTTTGCCATTTTATCACTCTTTCTTTTATTTGATGCGTCTGATTATTTTGCAGCATGCTTTTTCATTGCTATGTCAATCTTTTTAACGCCAAGGGGAAGCATCTGACGATGGCTGACTTCGGGCATATCTTTGTTCGTCATCATATCTTTAAGAATTTTTCTAGAATTGGTCATATATGCGCCGCAAAGTGCGCACCAATTATAAAATCCGTTTTGAACTGTAAACATTTTGCAGCCAGAACATTCGTAATAGCCATATTCATTGCCATCTTCGTCCGTTTTTCTACAATACACCCACTTTGCCGTTTTTCTTTCCGGCTTTGGAATTTCAACGCTCATGTTTTACCTCCATTCATTGTTTCGATTTCATAAAATGCCGGAAGATACTCTTCAATCGCACCGTCTTTCTTCAAGCTACCAATCAGATACCGCTTCGGGTGGTCAGGCCAAGGGTCGCGGTTGATTGAAAGAATATCCGTACACGCAGCCTTTACGATGTCATAGACCGCATCTCTCCGCTTCGGCAGCTTGATAGATGGGTGCTCTTCCATCATCTTTACCTCGACAGCCTTTGCAACCTCGATGCACTCTTGAACCGACAGTGCATCGCACACAGACCAGTCGTACCCTTCGTATCCGCTTGTGCGGGGCTTTCTGGTGGCTTTTTTGATTTCCGGCTTGGAATTAGCCGCCTCACAATCAACCTCGCTAGAATCGGCATCTATGACGGGCTGCTTGGATTTGTACCCGAATCGAAACTCAACTGCTACTACCTTTCGCCCTGTGCAAATCTTTTCAAAGTCAACGACAATGTCTGAAACATTGCTGATCTCTTCCACTGCTGGTTCAAGAACTCTGCGGCGTAAAGCCCGGAAGTCGTCATAACTTGCATCGTTTGCCCCCAAGTGGTCACGCAGCTGCTTCAAACCAATCTTGTTCGATGTTAGAGAGCGATTCATCCAATCCCGAATCATGCTGTACATCAGAATAGATGCTTGCTGCTTCATCCCAATCGTATATCGCAGACGGTATTTGACGTAGCCGCTTCTTGCAATGTCGAAAAACACAGGCCGCAAGTCAGGATTACAGTTGATTGAAACGTCATAGGACAAGGATTCTCGATTGAACTTGACCTCTGCCTTTGTGAACAGCGGATACATCACATATTCTGTTCCATCTGCATTCAGTGGTACTGAAACCACGTTGCCCAAAAAGTGCTTAACCTGCGACTTCAAGTTCTTTGAATTGAGCTTCAAATCCAGTAGCTTGCAATATTCAGCCAGCGTAAACGACACGTTAGAACTTTCGGGGTCTCTCGGATTGATACGGCTCAGATAGACCTCAAGCAGCCGAAGCTCGCCTGCTGTGTAGTCCGTAAACTTCGCCCAAACCAACGCCTTGCTCTTTTCGACAAGATTGTTCCCTGTCAATTCTGGCATTGCATCACCTCATTTCTTCTACCCTATTATACCACTGTATCGTGTACACGTCAATGATTCTGTACACAATTATTTTTTCAACAATTGACCTCCACATTCTGTACACGATACTCCATTTTTTGTACACGATACTCTCCACTTCTTGTACACGTTCCTCCACTTTATGTACACAATGCTCCACTTTTTGTACACGTTCTTACTATATATATAAACAAGAGATAAACAAGAGATAAATAATCATCATCAAATAGTGACGACGATACATTTTCAACAATTTCTTCTCTTCAACGGGCAAATTGTGGAAAACGACAACTCTTTTTGCTGAATAAGAAACGTCCATCAAGCCCTATAACCTACCTGACGGTTTTATCGTGTACAGAAAATGGAGTGCAATCACACCAATAGGGGACGAATTGACAAGTCACGCTTTGATGAACAAAAATTTCACGCAAATTCGTTAATTACATTTTCAAAAATCCACCATTTACGATTCTATGGGGGACAAAATGACAACCCAAAACCATATTTATAACAGGCCTATTGTGTACAAAAAGTGGAGCACGTCCCCCTGTATACCGTAAAAACTTCGATAATTCGACAATCAGCCAGTTATATTATTGGGATTCACGGTATAAGAATCGTTGGACTTCATGGCTGCTTCCGTTCCAGCGTCCTGTGCCTGATAAAGAATCTCCATCTTTGGGGCGGTTCCGTTCGGGTCTGGGTCTGTTCCGGTAGCTTGTGCCATCTCATAGTTACCGGATGCCATCCGGCAGACAGCAACCCTGTCCTTCAACGGCGTGTGGAGGTTTGCCAGAATCTCCGTTAGCACACCGATGTGGTCTGAGCCGTGATCTCCGTATCGGATGTACAGCAGGGCATCTATCTCATAGGAGGAACACTCCATCATAGCATCTATGAGAATCCGCCGTTTCTCCAGATCGGAAAGGTCGTCTTCCAGGTGTTCCAGCAGCCCTGGATGAATACAAGCGTCCATGTATCGAGCCACCGATACGCCGCAGCAGGTGAACCAGCGCATAGCCATAGGCAGGGAGATGGCTGCCAGACCTTGCTCCCAATTTGCTACCGTGCCACGATTCACGCCCATCCGTGCTGCCAACTTCTGCTGGCTCAAGCCTGAACGCATTCGAGCCATCTCTAATGCTTTGGCTGTTCTTACTAAATATTCATCCATAAATTCTCACCATTTCAACAAAATTCGGCAAAACTGCTGGATTCGACAAGCCAAAAAATGGAAAAAGCTGCTATGGAGAACCAACAGCAGCCTGTGTTATAACTGTACCATCAAAAAAACAATCAAAACAGGAGGTAACAATATGATTATCATTGACGGAATGCCCGCATCTGAACCGAACGAAAACAAAACGCCGAAACCGTGGGAGGGTTAGTGTATGAACCAGATTGACACCATGCTCATTCCCTATGCACGCCAGACCGCTTTAAAACTAGTCTACAACCTTGCAAACAACGATGCTGACAAGTCTGCTTATGAAGAAGCAAAAAACGTTCTGGAACGCGCCGTAGCCGCCTTAGACGATGGGCGAGACCCGGCAGATAGCATCGAACGCATTGACGGTCAACTTGTGGAACTTTGAGAGGAGAAAAAGATGGACTTTACGAATGGATTCTATAAAGTCGAGAACCCTGTCGTTCTTGAAGAAGTGAAAACTTTCCTCCAGTTAATGGAACGGCGTGGAGCAACCGTAAAAGACTTGGACGATGCCATTGTGCAACTAAACAATGTTTCGCACAGTATCAGCACAAATGCGCTCGTCAAAGCAGATGTGCTGGACAAGTTGCCTGAAAACCCCTTTCGTTCCATTCTCAACGGAATGTTACAAAGCAAAGGGTAACTTAAACTTAATGTGGCTCTTAATCATTGTCATTGCAATTTTTGGCTTCCCTGATGTGAAGTAATAGATGTGAAGAAAACGTTCGATTTTCACGAAGTTGTTCAAAATACATTGACTTGACAACTAAAAGATGTATAATCGTATCAAATGAACATCTGCACTTACCGATCGGGAGGATATGTCACAATGAGTGAACAGGAAAGAGCCAAGATTGACCGATTTATTGCATGGCTGCTGGAACATCCTGAAAAGATTCCGGTAGCGGAACAAGCATTAGACTTAGAGTAACAGAAAATCCCTTGCGCAGAGCTACACCAGCCCGGCACAAGGGATTCTTTTATTTTACCGGGCATGAACGTTACATCTTCTCGATCAGGTTCATCAGCGCCTCACGCTGTTCCTTCGGCATAGATTCAAGTTTTCTTCTAATCCGCTCCACTGCTGCATCGACTTCACTTTGCGGCTGCTGGGGCAGGTTTTCTTTTTGGTTGCCAGTGAGAAGGTAGTCAACCGTAACATCGAAATACTGTGCTAGCTTAACGGCATTTTGATTGGTCGGCTTTGCGTCGTTCCCTGAACTTGCTTCGGTTCTCCAATAACTATAAGCAGATTTTGGAACGCCAGCTTCAGTCAAAGCACGAGACGGCTTTACTCCCTTTTGCTCACATAGCCTTACGAAATTGTCAAAAAACACAAAATATACCTCCAGCGTTTGTACAAGATGGCGAAGTTCTACCACTTGAACAAAAACACTTGAAAAGTTCTACTACTTGTGCTTTAATAAGGTTACCGGGTTCAATCGGTAGAACAAATTAAAGACTTTGAACAAATAGAAGAACGCTCGATAATGTTTTTGCTTGACACCATAATATTATCATATTCTTTCAAAAAGTTCAAGTACTAGAACAAGAAAGGAGAAAAAATTTGCTTCCTAAGTGGACAGGCGATGTTGTAGGGACGCTTCACGTTAACAACATTGAAATCAGAGAGCTTGCTGCAAAAATGGGATGCGCACCGGAATACTTGGGGAAAATCCTGAACGGTAAGCGCGAACCTAAAAATGCGGAAGCTAAGGTGAAAGAAGCTCTGGAAGAGCTGTTGAATGAAAGAGAGGGGAAATGAGCGACATTATCTTATCCATGCGAAATGGCAAGCCTGTGGTTTCAAGCCGCCAGATTGCAGAGAACTTCGATAAGAACCACCGTGACGTTCTCAGGGCGGTGGACAATCTAAAAGAAGATGTGCGCAATTTTGCGCAGATGTTTTTTGAAAGCACCGAAGCGGACAGCTACGGCAGGGAACAGAGAACTTATCTCATGAACCGTGACGGCTTCACCCTGCTGGCTATGGGCTTTACCGGAAAGGCTGCTCTCGAATGGAAACTGAAGTACATTGCAGCGTTCAACGAGATGGAAAAGAAGCTGGCTGACCAACCGCAGCTTACCCGCTCGCAGCTTCTCGCAACTGCCCTGATTGCAGCGCATGAGGAACTGGAAGAGAAAGACAAGCAGATTGAAACCATGAAGCCGAAAGCACTTTTTGCTGATGCAGTTTCAGCAAGCAAAAAATCCATTCTCGTTGGTGAGCTTGCAAAGCTGCTTTCGCAAAATGGCATTAACATCGGACAGAACCGTTTGTTCGATTGGATGCGAAAGAACGGCTACCTCATTAAAGACCAGAAACGAAGCGACTACAACTTGCCTACGCAGCGTAGTATGGAGATGGGACTGTTTGAAATCAAAGAGACCACGATTCAGCACAGCGACCACGTTTCCATTAACAGAACACCAAAGGTCACTGGAAAAGGACAGGTCTACTTCGTTAACCTGTTTCTTAAGTCTGAAAAGCAAGAGCCTACCACACCATCTGGCTTTGAGCTGGAAGTGAAGATGAAGCTGTTGCAGCGAGGTATGAAGCAAACGGAGCTGATTCAGGCGGTTCAAAGCGATACTGGATTGTTCCTTGACGATTCGTACCTCTACAAGATTCTTCGTGGCGAGCGAAAGCCGGAGAAGATTATCCAGAGCATCTGCAAGATTCTTGAAATTGAGCAGAAGGAGGGCTGAACATGGAGCAGATTATCACTTTGAAAGTAGACCTTGAGAACCCGGATGAAGCTCGGCATACCATTGACGAACTGGTAAAGATGTACGAAGAGGACAAGCTAAAGTGGACGGCAGAGGAACTCACAGAAGCAAAGCATCTGGCGATGAAGATCATGGAACAGTTGTGCTTGGATGGGTATAGCATTGAATGGTGTGGAGTCACGGAAGCGTACTACTACAAGGCAGTTTCTGTTTGGCTTAAAAGACCGGGCGATGAAAGCTTTAAGCGAAATGCAACGTGCTGCATCCTTTCTGATTATTTTGATACTTGGGTTTCCAAGTGCGTCTGCCTGTGCCGGGCTACCAGCAGGGATGTACCCGCTTTTATCGTCAAAAAGGTCGGTGAGTGCTGGCAATGAAATTTTGTAAAGCGCAAAGCCGTAAGCGTAGATTGAAACTGGCGATGGCAACGGGCGTGTCCCGGAACGAAGCCAGCAAGGTACTGTGGATGGAAAAGATGCTGAACCAGTGCTTTGAACGGCATAACCGGGAAGCCAAGAAGAAAGCAGGAGAGCAGTATGGAGATTAAATACTGTGAGCGCTGTGGAGCTCTTCTTGGAATGGTGGCCGCGAATCGAAAATACTGCCTTAATTGCTACAGCATCGCAAATTTGGAGCGAGGCAGAGAACGTAAACGAAAACAAACTGAGGACAAGCGAAAAGAAACCGCAAAACCGGTTCCTTGTGCTTGGTGTGGTAAACCACTTGTGCGGAGAAATATTTGCCAGAAATATCACGCAGAGTGCTCGAAAGCAGCTTACGCAGACTCGCAAAAAAAGCTGCGCGAGAAGTATCGAGAAAGCGGTAAAAGCGGCCAGTACAAGAAGCCGGAGCAGAAAAAGGCAAAGCCGAAAAATAAGGACTATACCATCGACGAAATCAAAGAAAAGGCAAAGGAGCTTGGCACAACATACGGCAAGGTAGTGCTTGGGCTACAGCTTGGAACGATTGATAGGTGGTAAAGATGAACGGCAAATATTATGGAAAGCGGGAGATTTGATGGCAAAGCCGAGAAGCTGACCGCCTAGAACATATCCATAGAAAGGACTACAAGAAATGTACAAAAACAAAAGATACAAGCAAAAGCTTGCACGGGATGACCTGTCCCCCAAAGCCTACGAGCTCGTAAATGATATGTATGGCATGGCCATTAGTTCCGGATTGAAGCTGAAAGAAATCCGCATGGTTTGTGTAATGCTGCGTAAGAAAATCGAAAACACGGTTGCAGAATGTGCCGTTGGTGGACGGGAGGGCTGAGTGTGAAAACGTTGGTTGAACTTATCTTGATTTGGGCTGGGACGTTGGCAATCGTCCTGGCATTCCTCCTTGTGAATATGTGGCTGATGAACGAGATCGGTGTGATGGTTGGCATTGAAGCTGCGAAATACACTATTGCAGCCGCAGCCATCGCCGCATCGGCTTGGGTATTCGGGCACAAGGGTGAGAAAAAATGACGCTCGAAGATGCCATGAAAGAACGCGGTATTCGTGTGAATGAGCTTTGTCGCAAAAGCACAGTGTCAAGGCCGACACTGGACAGCATCCTCGGGAGAAGAAGAGCTAGGCACAAAGAAGGGATCAGAACAGGGACACTTTTGAAGATATGCGATGTTCTGAACGCATACGCAATCGTCGATAGCTCAAACCCGGACTACTTCGATGTCGTGTTGAAAAAGGTGGAAAAATGAAAAGCGCAAAAGGGACGATATTAGTTACAGTTGGGATTTTGTTCTCGATTTGGTCTGTTGGCTGCGGAGGCTTAATTGAAAACGTAACAACGCTTGGAGCTGGGCTGTTTTACGCTTTTCTTTCAATTTTGCTTTTGGCTGTGGCACTTTTCATGTGCGCACTTGGTGTTACTGCGGAAAATGAATATGACGACCGTAAAAACAAAAAAAT